GAGGAAGAAGTTGCTGAAGAAGGAGTAACTAACGAAGCAGAAGTAAAGTCTGATGAAGATTTTAAAGAGTATGCATTTACTGTTTTAGGAAAAGCATTCGGAGATAAATTTGACGAAGAAAAAGCACAAGAAGTTGTAGACGGTTTATTAGACAAACACGGCGATGACTATGGTGCAGCAGTTGGCGCACTAACATCATCACTAGGATAAAATAAATCTAAAAACTTCTTATGAAGATATACACAAATTTTACAGAATTCATAAACGAAAAGCTCCAGGTAAACAACTTGGAGAACTTCGTATTTGAGGGTGGGGCTGCAGGACACATGATGCACCCATTCGATGACAACTCACTTACATTTGCTGACTTTAAGAGAATTGTGAACTCTGCTTTACAGGGAGGTCTTGATTTTGAAGAGGCTCCAACTGAAAAGACAGATGGTCAGAATGTATTCGCAACTGTAAAGGATGGTAAAGCTATGTTTGCTAGAAACAAAGGCCAACTAGCTAATCCACTCGACTTAAATGGTATCATTAAGATGTTCACTGGCCACGCTTCAAAGCTGGTTGAAGAAACATTCATCTTCGCTGCTAAAGATCTAGCAGAAGCGCTCCCAAAGCTTAAGGACCAATCTGTATTCCAAGACGGTAAGTCTTTTATCAACATGGAGTTAATTTACTCCAAAAACCCTAATGTAATTTACTATGATAGAGATGTTATTCAATTCCACGGTATGAAAGTTACTGATGGTAATGGTAATATCATAGGTGAAGAGAATATCGCAGCAGAAATAGTAAAAGCACTGAGAGAGTTAAAAGCTGATATTGGTAAAACATTTACAATAATTCCCCCTCAAATTTTAAAGCTAGCAAAAGATATTAACTTTGATGAGAGAGTCGGCTATTACGAAAAAGCGATAAATAAACTAAGAGATACTTATGGTTTATCAGATCAAGATGAAGTCAAAATGTATCACGAGGCTTGGTGGAGAAACCAAATCGAAGAGAACTTTGCAGATTTAGACCCAGCATTAAAAGAAGGTCTTTTATTAAGATGGGCATATTTAGACAAGAAGACTCTAAATATGAGAGATTTAAAGAAGGCAGTTACTCCAGAACAAGCAAAAGCCGTCAAAGATTTTGATGGTCAAAGAAATAAGAAGTATAAAGAAAACATTCTACCTTTCGAGAACCTATTTTTAGAATTAGGTGCAGATGTTTTAAAGAACGTTTCTAATTTTGTTGCTGCTAATCCAGAAGCTGAGAAAGCAAGATTACATAAGCAAATCAGATCTGAAGCAGATAAAGTTAGAAAGAACGGCGACCTAAAACAAATCGATAAAGTAGAAAAAGAATTAAAGAGACTAGAAGGTATTGGTGGTATCGAGTCAATTATTCCAACAGAAGGTCTAGTCTTTAAATACAATGGTAAAACATTCAAGTTAACTGGTACTTTTGCCGCTATTAACCAGTTGATGGGTATTATTAAATACGGTAGATAATAAAATACTATGGCACTAAATAACTTAAAAACATATTTCGAAGGAGCTAATATCGCAGACGTTGACAAACTTCTCAACCACAAATGTATTGTGACTGAGAAAATTAACGGCTCATCTTTTCACGCTAGAAGACAAGGCAATGATTTTGCATTCTATAAGTCAGGTTCTAAAGACAAGATGAATGTAGTCGATAGAACAATCGTTAGATATTATGAGAATGCGATTAGACATTTTAGATCTGTTTCACAAGATGTTGTAGAAGATATGCCATTCGATTGGAAATTCGGTTTCGAATATCTAGCAGATAGTAAAACTCTAGATGTTGACTATGATTTATTACCGAAATCAAATTTAATACTAACACATATACAAGTATTACAACCTTCTAATCCTAACAAAATTAGAAAGGTAATTAGAGATACTAAAGTACTTAATAAGTGGGCAGATAAATTAGGTGTTGAAAAACCACCAGTAATTTTCGAAGGCTTACTAGACTCAGGTCAAAAGGATAAACTTAAGCAAACTCTCGCAATGTCAATCAATGAATTTGAAGACATGTTTGAGAATGAAGAAAAACCTTCTTTCACAAGAACTATATACGGTATCTTCAATGAGAACATGAAGCAATCAGCTTTAATGAATGACCTATCTAAGGATGCTGCAGGCTTTATTATTAATTTTCACGATGGTAAAAGCATTCAATCATACTTATTAGAGAAGTTTAATAAAAAGCCTAGACCAGATAGAAAACCATCTGACATGTATCAGATTACTATCTTAGATATTGTTGAACACCTATCTCAGTTTGATTTTGCTTCAATCCAATTGAATGAAGAAAAACCAGGCTATAGATATTTAGAGTTAATGTCAAGTATATTTAATGACTATGTTCAAGCAAATGCAACAAAATATATTGGTGCTAAATTTGACTCTGCAGATTTTTCAGAGTCTCCGATGTTTGAGTTAAACACAAAGTTTATTAATAACGAGAAAACTCTAACATTAGTACAAGATAAAATTTTAATGGAATTGTTTAAAATTACTTTAGGCTCTTTCAGAAAGAAAAGACATAAAGAGACTGCTCTAATTAATACAGATCTAATGCAAGAAATAAATGACATCATTGAGAAAATAGAGAATATGGTGATGGCAAAAACAAACGAAGGCGATGTCATGAATTTTAAACAATATCTACTTAACCAATCAATTGATGGTAAAATCAGTCCAATTACAGAAGGTCTAACTGTAAAGTATAAAGACCAAGGTAAGAAGCTCGTAAATATGTTTGTTGGTAGATTTCAACCATTTACATTAGGACATGCAAAAGTTATAGAAACTATCAATAAGCAAAATGGCTATCCAGTTGTTATCTTCCTAATTAAGTCTAAGACTAAGAAAGCAGAAGATGCATTCAAGAGACCTTATGATGAAGAAACTCAATTAGCAATGTTAAACAGATTAAAGTCTTCATATCCAATTGAAGATGTAATTATTTTACCAACAGCAGCAATTGATAAAATGTTCAACGAATTAAGACCTAAGTACGAACCAGTACTTTGGGGAACTGGAACTGATAGAATGAAAGTATATGGCTATCAAGTAGACAAGCAAGAGTATAGAGAAGACTTAGGTGTTAGAGATGATTTTGGTCTATTTGAAATTCCAAGATCAGGTAAGAACATTTCAGCTACTCAAGTTAGAAACGCGATGCTTGATGGCAACGAAAGACTATTTAAAAAATTAACTCCGAAGGGAGTTCACGGTATGTACGGTGAATTAAAGATGAAGTTAGAAGACTCAATGGGTGTGATGGCAGAATCTAATGAGACAGAGTTCTTAACCTTCGATGAGTTTGTGAAGAATATATAAACAAATATAGCATATTATTATGGAAAACGTTTTATCATTCGAAGATTTCAAAAACTCAGTAAATGAGTCAATCCAATTCGGCTCATATCACTTTAGTGACAGAACATCATTCGGAGAACACAGTGATGATTTACCTGAAAAAGGTGAAAGTAAATTTTTAGTAATGTCACATACTGAAGTAGAGTTTGATGGCAGAAGATACAGACTAGATGGTCAACATACTAGTTTTGGTCAAGGAAGTAAAAGATATATTATTGGTCTTTTTGAAGACGAAGCTTCTGCTACAGAAGCATACAAGAATGCCATAAAAAAACCAGAAGGCGCATACGTTTCTTTCTCAATGGGAACATTAACTGCAAAATCTAAATTTGCATTTATGTACACTGAAAAAGAGGGACACCTAGCAAAAATTAAAGTAAGATAATCATGGCATCATTCGAAGACTTTTTATCAGAAGGTAAGAAATTACAAATCAAAAGAAAATATACAGAGAACCACCCTGCTAAAACCGTAGGTAAAACTGCTAATGTAAGAAATGCAGTCCTACAAGCTATTAAAGATGGTGTGGTGACAAGAGAAGAGTTCAACAAAATTCTTTCTGAGTTATCTGCTGATTCTAGACAATGGTCTTCTAGAAACAGAAAGTATTTCAATATCTCTGAAGAAGGTATTAAACTTTCAAAGTGGGGTATGAGAATTCTAAATGAATTAGACTCTGAAGAAGAGGAAATGATTCTATCTGATGAAATTAGTGAGAATGTAAAAGTCTTAAAAGACAAATGGCCTTATGTTGAGTTTAAACTAAAAGGCAAAAAGCATAAAGTAGACTTTGAGTACGAAGATGAAATTGATGACCACGGTAACGAAGGTAAAGATCAATACTATAGAGGAGAAGATGAAGACGGTAATTTCTTTGAAGTAGATGTCTATGCTGATTCCAGAGGTGAAGTACAAGATGTATTATATGATACTCTAGTACAAGTTGATGAATCTACAGTAAACGAGAAAGATGATGCAGGTACTCACTTAGATAATTTAGAATCTATTGTAGGTAAAGCTAGAGATTTCTTTGCAATCGGTAAAGAACTAGATAAAGGTGGTTACAAAAAGAAATACTTCTATAGCGATACGATGGCTCCATCATATACAATTGAAGTAGATGGCTTCAAGTTCGCTATCATTAATAAAAAGTATGTTGACAAAGGAGACAGAGAAGTTGGAGACATCGCAATCGGACTATTAGAAAATATGAATACAAACATGGAAAATAAAAAACTAAACGAAGCTAAAGAATTAGCTATCGGTGAAAAAGGAGTCGACTATAACGATAATGTTGTAGAAGTGATAGCAATCGACAGATACAGAAAAATTGCTCAAATGTTCAAAAAAGAAATGAAGGCAGATGCTGAAGATTATGGTTTTGAAGAAACTGTAAAGGGAGACTACTACCTCACTAAGAACATCGAATCAGAAGAGGGTAATGTAGGTGACTTTGCAATCTATCCAGTAAAATATGATTTCTCAATGTATTGGGGCTTAGATCCAGTAAAAGAATCTTTTAGCCTATTTGAATCATTCGGAGATTTCTTAAATGCTAAAGGTTTTCTTAACGAAGCAATTAACTCTTCTATTTTAAGATCAGTTTTATCGAATGGTAGAGAGGGTAAACAAGGTAAGAAAAATCTTTCTATGTTAGCTAAAGGTTTTTATGGATTATCTAAAGTAGCTCTTGATAAAATTGAAGATGAAGATTTCATTATTAGTAATGATGTAAGTAAAATCTTTAAGAACTATGGTGGTAATAGCCATGTACTTTTCTTTATCTCAGATAATGAGAAAGAAAACCCATACTATGATACAAAGAACGGATCTTGGAATGACTATAAGATGGTTCCAGGTGGAGGTATTGTATTAGCAGCTATGTCTGGTGATAGACAATTCTTCCGTAACGAATGGTCAAGATGGTCAGGTGGTAGAGTTTGGTCTAAAGATAAAAAAGGTGACGAAGGACAAATTGGTATCAACCATAAATACAGAGGTTGGGGCGCATCAGGACTTAACAACGGTAAGAGAATTGCAGAGATGTCTGATAGAGTTATTGTTATTAACTTAGAATTAATTAGACAAAAGTATTCTACTGACCAATTAAGAAAAGCTAGAGCAGAAGCTAAAGCAGGTGCATCAGCTTTCAAATCTGATAAAGAATTTAAAGATGCTAACGTAAATAGATACCACAAGATCTTAGCTGATAAAGCAGCAAGTTTACCACTAGATAAAATGGTATCAGATGCAATCGATAAACTGGCTAAGCAAATCTCAGATGGTTTAGCTAAAGGTGAGAAGACTCAATATAATGAAATTAAAATTGGTGTAAGTCCTAAAGGTAGAGATGTAAAAGCAAGAGACGCATCTCAACACATGTCGAATATCTTAGATAACTATGGTAGATATGTAGATTACATTAGACAAGGTGAAGAATCTGAAGCTAGATACGGTGAAAGAGAATCTTACTATGAGAGAGAAGCTAAGAACTACGCTAAAGACGTTAAAGATAAAATCAACAAGATTGATAGTTTCGACTACGCTTGGTAATATAACACGATAAAGATATGAAAATAATTCCAACATTCGAACAATTCTTAAACGAGAAAACATATAGACTTTCTGGTTACTATTCTGCTAAAGGCTTAATCGGTAAGATTATGCAAGCTTTCAAGAAGCAGATACAAGGCCTAAAACATGAAGGTGATGTCATGGGTACTTTAGAAGAAGTAAACAAGGAATGGGACAAATTCAAGAAAGACGCACATAAAATGATTTTAGACCAGGTTAAGAAAGCAGTAGGTAGTATGGACGGAGTTGTATTCGTAACAGCAGATCTATCTAAGTGGTCTATGGATGAGGTAAATGGCCTTAATGATTTAGAAGGTGAATTTGCTTCTTCATTATACATTGCACTATTAGATGGTGATATGGTAATCAATGTTGGTTTTGCAGATGACGTTGACGCTGGTAAATACAAAAGAAAGTTTGACAAAGAGTCTTACCAAAATTCAGCTATTGCTACAGAAGATGATGTAATCTTCGGTACAATTTCTGATGTAGGTGATAATAACCTAGAGCTAAGAGCTGGTGAAGTCATGCAGATTGACGCAAAGTAAAAATACTAAAAAAGGAGTTGGCATCTTGTAAATTAAAAGAAAGTAGTAAAGAATATAAAAGAGACAGTAATAATAAAATGACCAAGAAATGGGCATGGAAACATTACACTGTTCACAACACTTCAACAGAAGAGTTACTAAAGGCTTACGAGAATTCCAACATGCGTAGAAAGAAGAACATAATTAGAAAAGAATTAGAGAAAAGAAATGCCATCAGTAAGTAAATCACAACAGAGATTAATGGGAGTTGCATACGCAGTTAAATCTGGTAGTATGAAACTTAAAGACGTAGACTCAGCTTATAGAGATAAAGTTAAATCTATGGTAGATGGTATGACTAAGAAAGATCTAAAGAAATACGCTTCAACAAAACACGATAAATTACCAGAGACAGTAGATGAGACCTATCAACAGACTGCGATTACTCCAGCTGTTATCGGTGGTATGGGAGGCGTTGCTTTTCCTTCAGCTGGACAATTAGGCTCAGGTGATTTCCCTCACACAATGGTTCAAGTCGCAGATATTGATGACGACGAGGAAAAGAAAAAACAAAAAGGTACAGTGAAGAATTTACAAGCAGAAGATCTAGCGTTAACTTTCAAAGCTTTCGTAAACGAAAAGTTTGACCAACGTCCTGGTGAATTAGTTAAAGATCTACATTTTGAGACAGATCCTAAGAAAGCTGAAGCGATGAAAATCGAATTAGGTAGAAGACAGGGAGAGGTTACAACAAGAAAGCAAATTGAAGGCGGCGATTATTCTCTAAGAAGATTTAGAAAAGAGATTAGATATGGTGATGGTTCATACGTTGGAGTATTTATGCCAGGCTCTTATGATGCTGCTACCTCTAAATTAGGTGATGGTCCACATAAGAAAGCAGTTAAGAAAGTAAAGTGGAACTATAAGAAATATCAACAGTGGGTTGATGATGTAGCTTCTAATGATGGTTGGAGACATGCATACGATATGGCACAAAATGCAAAGCATGAACCAGGATTACTACAGTGGGCTAAGAAAGAATTTAGAGGAGAAGATGTAATGCAGAGAATTCAATGGGATATTGAAGCTTATGCAGAATCTGTAGTTACTGAAAAGAAACTTAAATTTAAAGTAGGTGATTTCATTAAAAAGAAGAAAAAGTATGGTGGTGGAGCCTTGTCGTATGAAATTAAAGCTATTAAGCCAAAATTTAATGCGGTTGAAATTTATCTAGACGTTACAGGTAAAAGCCAAATGCAAACATTTCAACATATTGAAAAAGAATGGGAACTTGCAGAATCTGTAGTTAACGAAAAGAAGTTAGACAGAGAAGATATGATGAAGTTCGTTGACAAGTATATGAGAATAGCTGGAACATCAGAAGAATTTAACGGAAGCGAAGGAGGTATTTGGGTTTCAGGAGAAGATATGGATGAGTTCAAAGGACAAGTAATATATGACTACTATGCTGAAGGCAGAGGTTATGAGCTGGGAGTAAATGTCAAGTGGGAAAAGGAACTTAATAAAAGAGGATGGTATAGTGAGTGGTACGATGCAGGCACCGTACAAATATGGCCTATATAAGGACAAAATTTTTACAAAAAAGTTAGCCTGATATTTTTTTATGTCAGGCTTTTTTATTATATTAGTACTGTGATGAACAAGAAAAAGAAAAATGATGATAAATTAGACTTCAACGGAGGGTGGTCCTCTGGTGAGGCTGCACATCATATTTCTAAGAAGATGACACAGCAGACTCAAAAGTCTAAAAAGAATTATACAAGAAAGAAGAAACACAAAAACAAAGACGATGAATAAAATTGTTTTTATCGGAGACATCCATGGACATGACACATGGAAGCCTATTGTCAGTAAGCATAAGGATGCTGACCACTTTGTGTTTGTTGGTGATTACTTTGATGCTTTCTTAATTACTCCTGCAGTACAAATTCAAAACTTCAAGGATATTATTAAGTTCAAAGAGTCTAATCCAGACAATGTAACTCTTCTAATCGGTAACCACGACTTTCACTATATGCCTTGGTGTAGAGGTCAGTATGGCGGCTACTCTCATTTCTTTGCAACAGAGATTTGGGAACTCCTGAAGAAGAACATGCACAATCTTGAAGCTGCATGGCAATATAACAATGTACTCGTTACTCATGCTGGAACAAGCAAGACTTGGTATTTTGAACATACTCCAAAACCCGGTAATATGTTTGAGTTAGCAGATAAAATTAATTTGCTTTGGGCTGAGAGACCAGATCTTTTTAATCATAGTGGAAAAGAGATTCGTGGAAATTCTCCCCATGATGGACCTTTTTGGATTAGGCCGGCTGCTCTTCGTGAGGATCCGATTGACCCAGAAATCATTCAAATCGTTGGACACACTCAGAGAGAACAGATTTCAAATGCAGATAATGTATTTTGTATTGATACTCTACCCAGAGAGTTTCTAATTATAGAAGACTCCGAGTTTATTATCGAGAACGTTTATTCCAAATAATCTACTGAAAGCCGTGAAACATTCGCGGCTTTCTTACTATAATACTTACAGTTAAATCTAGTATTATATGAGCAAAAACATTCTAAAAACAGCAGACGAAATTATTAACAACAGATCTGAAGAAAAAGAACGTATGTACGGTCCTTTCGAAGAAGGCATGAGACGTGCCGCGATGATCTGTTCAGGTATGACCGGTAAAGAGTGGTCAGGATCTGATATGTATGCAGCGCTAGTCGCACTTAAATTAAGCAGACATTCTTACAACTATAAAGAAGACAATCTTCTAGATGCCGTAGCCTATCTTGGTGGCCTCGATAACTATATTAAGAAATATGGTTATGGTGAGACTGAAAAACCTATTAATTTAACAGACGCAGACGCTGGATATGGAGACAAAGAGTAACCTAGTCTATTTCACAGACTTAGAGAAAGATACTAATATAAGGATTGCAATTTCAGCTCTCGTTGGAAAGCTAAGTGCAAGACCTACTTCACATAAATCTGGTTGGGCATTCCACCTAGCTAACCAGTTAAAACATGCAGGTTATGAGCATGTTGAAATTATTACAGACAATTCAGCTTGGAAGGCAGACGATTTCGACGTAGTTCTTTTAGAACACGGTATGGAATTTAAAGGCAACTTTAATATCTTCGGTGGGGCGAACGACGACTTGTATCATCAAATCACTAGAATGTTCGCTCCAGATGTACGGATGTATTCGCTCCACCATGATATGCCTTGTGTCGGTACACTAATTGAAAAACGCTTAAAGACAGGTTCTGATCTTTTTAAAACCCTTGAGGACAAAATAAAAGATGCTAAGGAAATCTGCGCTACTATTCCCAGAGTAGATAAAATCACTGAGACCACATCGCTGTGTTTCGGTGACTCGCATAGTTTCAGTCAATACACACCTAATTACATGACTGATCGCCATGATGGTTTAACCCTGTTTGGTACATTAAGGAGAGGTATTCGCTCTTATGTACCTGAAAACATCACGGCACTGCGCATCTATCTAGGGAATATAGATATAAGACATCATCTTATGAGACAAGATAATCCATCTAAGTCTTTAAAAATGATGATGGCTGATTACGAACAACAACTAATAGATTTAGAGATTGATGAGATTGATGTTGTTCAAGCATTACCAATTGAGAATGAGTCTAGACCACTACCAAAAACAGGCTACTATAAAGATACGCCTTTCTTTGGTACTTGGGCAGAGAGAACAGAGTTAGTAAAAGAATTCAACAGATTGGTAAGAGAAATGTGTACTAGAAATGGTTGGAAGACTTGGAAACATCCAGAGGTATTCTACAATTCATTCGGTGAATTAACATTTGACGTAATGGAAAAACCAAAGTCTGTACATATTGCACGTGAGTTCTACAGATGGGACTTAGTGAAAGACGAACCAAATAAGAAACTAATAAAAGTAACGCAAGCGCTATTTTAAATTTATGAAAACCTACAAAATACTAATAACACCAAATGTAATAGAGGGAGAACAATCTCAAATTATTGAAAGACCATATACCATTGAAATCAGTACAGACAGAATTGAGTGGTCAATGGAACAATACCAGAGAAACCGAGAAACCTTCACATGGGAAATACTAGAAGTGAATGAGTAAAGAGTGTAAAATTAAGACTACCAGATACTATGATGAGTTTATCAGGTATTATGAGTTAGCCTTAGACCAGCAGAAAAAGAGTAACCTAGGCCACATTCCACACGCCGAGTCAAGAATGGACGATCCGTTGATGGAACATATCGAGCTGTATGATGTAGTCGAAAGGAAGTATGCTGGTTTTAGTCAAATCGTAAATGATGTTTTTTACGGTTGGACTGAAGAACACCCTTACTGGTCAAGAATGCAGGAAGGTCTAGTTACAGAACAGCGCAAGGAAGTCGCTAATAACTGGACTGGTAAACAAGATGTCTTCGGCCTACCAGAGTGGCTCTACCTATTCATACTGCATAGAGTATGTGGATCTGCAATTAACTATGCTACCAAGCCAAGCGGTTATCATAACACGCTATTATTCGACTTGTGGCAATCTGATTCTATAGAACAAATGTGTGAGCAAGTTAAAGCAGCAACCAAGTCATTCTACACTTCTGTTGGGTATCAATTCCCAGCTTTCCCAAAACCCCCAGTTCCAGAACAAAACGAGGATGTATTTGTAGGAATGTCGGGGTTTGAAGGTCCTCAGTTTCAATATAAGAGAGGTGGCGACTATTTCCTCTGTGAATTTGCACCACGTTTAGCTAGAGATATGGCTAACTATTTAGAAGAAGGTGGTAAGAAAGATCTAAGAGACTTAGGTCAATGGATGTTTGATTGGAATGTTGCAAATGGGTTAAGACAATATAAATTCCAATATGCTGCAGTTATTGCTGATGTAGCAGATTGGTTTCCACAATATATCAATAAAGAATCAATGTTCTACTATGGCACCAATGCAATAGAATGTATTGGTTACTTGGCAGATCCTGTAGAAGGCAAAGGTAAGAAATCAGAACCTTTCCTAGATGCAGTGATGACAAAAATATATGAACAAACAGGCTCTCTTCCGTATAATGCAGAGGATGTAGCTTGTGACTTTATTCGATGGATTGAGAATTACATGAGACCAGGAGCTGACTATAAACATATTAACATGGACACTCTTTGGAATTCATCTACAATAATAGACCACCCATACGGTAGACAAAAAGCAATGTTGGACTTAGGTCTAGTAGAAACATTTAACGGAATGAAACACCATCCTTCCGATGATAAAATAATTGCAGAAGCTGGTATAACAGCAGAAGCATATAAGAAAAAAGTAGCAGAATTTTATGGCACATAATAAACATACAAATCTATTAGTCAACCAAGACTTAAATCTGATGATGCCAAACAGACAGGCATGGTTAGATTTAGCTGGTGATTGGAAAGATCCGTTTCCAGCACCAGAACTAGTAGACCATGATGGCTTCAAAGTAGTAAGAGAAGACATGATGGGTTTTGGTTCTAAATGTAGATTCGGAGATATTCTAGTTCAAACTTGTCCTAAAGATACATTAGTATATGTTCAACCTAGGTATGGTTTTGCAGGTATCTCACTTGCTTATTTAGCAAAGAAATATAATAAGAAACTTGTACTATTTAGTCCAAGTCAAAAAGAAATATCAGACCACCAAGCTATCTGTGTAGAAAGAGGAGCTGAAATGAAGTTTAAGAGAATTGCAGCAATGCCAGTCTTAAATGCTCATGCTAAGAAATGGGCAGAAGATAATGATGCATTCTTTATTCCACTCGGACTTCGACATGAGCTTGTTACAGCAGCCGCTGTCAAAGTTGCATACGACCTTGCAGAAACACATGGTTATCCAGAAGAAGCGTGGTCAGCAATATCTACTGGCGTTCTACAAAGGTCTCTGCAAATAGCGTGGCCTGAAACTAAATTTAACGCAGTTGCAGTTGCAAGAAATATCAAGAAAGGTGAAAGAGGTAGTGCAACTATTTGGTCTCATCCGAAAGCATTTACACAAAACGTAGATGAAAAGTATTTTCCACCATTTCCATCGGCATTAAATTACGATGCAAAGGCCTGGGAGTTCATGACTAAACATGGAAAACCTGGAGCCTGGTTCTGGAATGTTGGTGGCGACCCTAAACCAGAAAAAGCAGATACGAAATTGTTAACAAAATCGTACAGAGATTGGGGTCAAGAACTTGAAACAGATAAATGATTTTAACTATAAATTACAAATAAAACAATATGGCGAACGCAGATAACAAATGTGCAGATTTGAAAGTTGAAGACTTTCACGCAGAAGCTGAAGATACACTCGGCCTAATTTACAACAAACAAGTAGAACTACAAAAACGTTTAGGTTTCGACTTTACTGGTTGGACACTAAAAGAAATCGCAGATTTCTGGTGTGTTAACAAACATGCAATGTCAGACGAACTAAACGAAATGTTTGATGCATTAGGAGGTATCAATGATGGAATTGGCTCAGCAGCTTGGAAGTACTGGAAAGGTACTCATAAAGATGCAGCTAATATGAAGATTGAAGATTTGTCTGAAGAGGACAAGTTAGAACTATTTTATGAATGGATTGATGGATTGCATTTCTATATGAACTTTGCAATTTCTATTGGTATGACTTCAAAAGATATTGTTAACTTGTACATGGCGAAGAATGCAGAAAATCACGACAGACAAAACCGAGGCTATTAATGTTATTAGATATTGAACAATTAGAAAAAGAAGTAATAGTATCTTATTACGATAAAGAAGGCAAAGTTGCTTTCAAACGTTATCCAATCGATAAATTTCAAAACTGGGTAGTTGCTAAAAAAGATGATAGATGGAAAGACCAAAACGTCACAAACTGGGATGGTCGTCCAATCAAGAAGTCTTTAGCTAGATCGTTTAATAAGTTCTCATTACTTTACTTCATGGATGGTCTTCCACAAAAAGACCAAGATGAAATCTTTGAGTTTAATATGCCTAAAACATACTTTGTCGATATTGAGACAGAGATTGTTGATGGCTTCCCAAAACCTGAAGAGGCTAAGTCTAGAATCTTAACCTTTTCAATTATCACACCAGAAAGAAAAGCTATCGTATTAGGTCTTGAAGATCTATCTTCCGATGAGATTAAAAAGATTGAAGACGATAACAATAAACACTTTACTGGTTACGACCAAGACTGGGAATTTAGTTATTACAAATTTAAGTCGGAGTATGACATGGTTTATACATTCCTACATAAGTTTTTACCTAAGTTTCCTATGATGACTGGTTGGAATTTTATCAACTATGACTGGCAATATATTGTCAACAGATGTAAAATCTTACAGATTGATTTAACAGAAGTTGCTATTACTGGTTCGCTTGATAGAAAAGACTCTCGCCCACTTCACATGGGTATTTTGGACTACATGCAACTGTATGATAAATATGATAGGTCAGTTGCGGTTAAAGAATCTAATGCGTTAGCATTCGTTTCCGGAGCAGTCCTCGAGGGTATAAGCAAGATCCAATACACAGGTTCTCTCCAAGACCTCTACGAAAACGACTTTCAAAAGTATGTTTTCTATAACGTAGTTGACTCTGTCTTGGTTTACTACATTGACCAAAAGCTTAGGTCGATGGAAGTACTGCTAACATTAGCAACAATCACGAGAATGCCTTTGTATAAAGCCGCTTCACCAGTGGCTGTTACTGAATCTCTAATGGCTCGTAAACTTACCGAACTAGGAAAACGTATCGGTGTAGAATATGACAGAGAAGACAGTAAGAAGGATAGCAAATATGAAGGAGCATTCGTTAAACAACCAATTGTCGGTTATTATGGTGGTGTAAGTGCATTTGACTTTGCATCACTATATCCATCGATTATGAGGCAGTTTAACATTTCTCCTGACTCATTCGTCGAAATGGTAGAGGAATCACAGATTAAAGATCGCCGAGAGGATAAAGATGTAATTGTCTGTGAGAATGGCGTAGTCTATAAGAAGGAAGATAGTATTCTTAAAAAGATATTGGCAGATTTATATGACCAAAGAAGAGAATACAAGAAAACTTCTTATGATTATTATGAAAAAGCGCACGAACTTGAGAAAAAATTTAGGCTCTAAATCTGAAGATTACCAGCAGCGTTAAGATATATAATCTAACAGCAGCGCTGCTAATAATTTTACGGGTTTTTAAGAGTCTAAGTTTAGGTCGAATCAGACCTTTTTTGGTCTTATAGACCTTTTATTTAAAAACTTTTGAAATAACTTAAAAAAACAAATTAGCAAATGTCATTATTTACCGAACGTATCCCATTTAAACCATTTGAGTACCCAGAATACTACACTGAAGGGTGGTTAAAACAAGCTCAAGCATTCTGGCTACACACTGAAATTTCTATGCAGGGTGATGTAAAAGACTGGAATGAAAATCTTTTACCTCATGAAAAACATTTAGTAGGTAATATATTGTTGGGTTTTGCACAGACAGAATGTGCAGTATCTGACTATTGGACACAATATGTAACGACATGGTTCCCTAAACACGAAATCAAGCAGATGGCTATGATGTTCGGTTCACAGGAGACTATCCATGCAACTGCATATTCTTATTTAAACGAAACTTTAGGTCTTGAAGATTTTGAAGCATTCTTACACGAACCAGCAACTGCAGAAAAGTTTGAACTATTAACTTCAACTTCTGCACCATATACACATGAAGACTTAAAGAGAGACAAACAAGCTAGAAAAGAAGTAGCAAGATCTTTAGCTATTTTCTCAGCATTCGCTGAAGGTTGTTCACTCTACAGTTCTTTTGCAGTTTTATACTCATTCCAAATGAGAAACTTGTTAAAAGGTATTGGCCAACAAATGAAGTGGTCAGTAAGAGATGAATCTTTACATTCTAGAATGGGATGTAAATTATTCAGACACATGTGTGAAGAATATCCAGACTTGAAACAATCGGTAGAAGCCGATATATTAAAAGCAGGAGAGCTTATTAAGGAATTAGAGCACAAGTTTATCGATAAAATGTTCGAACAAGGAGATTTAGATAACTTAAAAGCTAAAGACTTAAAGAATTTCATTACTAAGAGAGTAAATGAAAAACTAATTGAGCTTGGTTACGAATCAGCTTTTGAATTTGACGAGGAATCGGCAGATCAATTAGAATGGTTCTATCATTTAACAGGTGGACACACTCACACTGACTTCTTTGCAATCAGATCTACTGATTACTCTAAAGCAGGTGAAGGTGAAAACTGGGACGAAGACGATTTATTCGATTAAACTATAACTATGGCAGACAAAATTAAAAACCACGGCGAGCACCTAGGCTGGAAGATCGACGTAGATTTTCCATCCTGGGCAAATACCGAGGTGTATGTAAAAACAATATCAGCAGGTTACCTATTTAACGGTGAAAAACCAAAAGACGCTTATTGGAGAGTTTCAACTACAGTAGCAAAACGTTTAGGTAAACCTGAATTAGCAAGCAAATTTTTTGATTATATCTGGAAGGGTTGGTTAAACCTAGCCTCTCCAGTTTTATCTAACACAGGACTAGAAAGAGGTTTACCTATTTCTTGTTTTGGTATCGATATAGCAGACTCTATTCACGATATAGGTTCTAAGAACTTAGAGATGATGCTCTTAGCAAAACATGGTGGTGGAGTAGGTATTGGTGTAAATCAAATCAGACCAGCCGGTGCAAAGATTACCGGTAATGGTACATCAGATGGTGTTGTACCTTTCTGTAAGATTTATGACTCTACAATACTAGCTACAAACCAAGGTTCAGTAAGACGTGGTGCAGCATCAGTAAATATCGATATTGAACATGGTGATTTCTGGGAATGGTTAGAAATTAGAGAGCCTAAAGGTGATGTCAACAGACAGTCACTTAATCTTCATCAATGTGTTGTTGTACCAGATGGTTTCATGCAGAAGGTACAAGAAGGTGACAAAGAGGCTCGTAAAAGATGGGTTGCAGTTCTTAGAAAAAGAAAAGCAACTGGAGAGCCTTATGTAATGTTCAAAGGGAACATAAACAGAGCAAACCCGGACGCGTATAAGCAGAATGGCCTTAAAGTTTATATGACCAACATTTGCTCTGAGATTACTCTACACACAGATGAATCTCACTCATTCGTATGTTGTTTATCTTCAGTAAACTTAGCAAGATATGATGAGTGGAAAGATACAGATCTTATTTACACAGCGACATGGTTCCTTGATGGAGTGTTAGATGAATTTATTCAGAAAGCAAAATTCATGAGAGGTTTTGAGAACTCTGTAAGATCTGCAGAAAAAGGTAGAGCGTTAGGTCTTGGTGTACTAGGATGGCATACTTATTTACAAGAAAGAGGTATTCCATTCGAGGGACTATCAGCTCAATTTGAGACTAGAAAGATATTCCAACAATTAAGAACTGAGACAGAGAAGGCCAGTAGAGATATGGCGATGGAATATGGTGAACCTCTATGGTGTAGAGATACAGGTATGAGAAACACTCACCTCAGAGCCATTGCACCAACCGTATCGAACTCAAAGCTAGCAGGTAATGTATCTGCAGGTATCGAGCCTTGGGCTGCTAACGTGTTTACAGAACAAACAGCAAAAGGTACATTTATTAGAAAGAACCCAGTGTTAGAGAAATTCTTACAAGTAATTAATAAGAATACTAGAAAGACATGGGATAAAATTCTAGAAGATGGTGGTTCTGTACAAGGCTTAGATTTCATAGATGATTGGTATGTAAAGATAGCCACTCATATCGGTGACAAAGAAAACTTAATGGGTAAAAAGAAGTTTGAAGATCTGCCAGAAACAGACAAAGATAACTGGATCCCTGTTAAGAATATCTTTAAGACATTTAAAGAGATAAATCAATTAGACTTAGTAAAGCAGGCTGGTGTTAGACAACAGTATGTTGACCAGGCAGTAAGCTTAAATTTAGCATTCCCAACACAAGCAGACTCTAAGTTTATTAATAAAGTACACTTAGAAGCCTATAAAGAAGGCGTCAAGACACTTTATTATATGAGAACAGAGTCAGTTTTAAGAGGCGATATTGCTACTGCAGCAATCGATCCAGATTGTGCTGCCTGTGACGGTTAAAGGTGTGGTTTGAAGACCACGTCTTAGGACCGAGATAGTTCTCGGAAAAAGAGGGCCGGAGTTCGCTACTACCGGCCCTTATTTATTATAGCAGTTTGGAAAACTTTTCAGCTTCTATCTCTCTGATTTTATCAGCAATCTCTGCACCTTTCACATCAAATTGCTTCATTACATCTCTACCGTTAGTAGAAGGTTTGTATTTAAGAAAAGCTCTAATCATTTTCATATCTAATCTTTTCAATACTGAGAATTCTAGGATAGTCTTTTTATCTAAGTCTACACTATCTCTCTTCTTACTCAATTCAAATACACCTTCTGGTTTTAGAGTTAGAAGAGACTTCAAGAAAATAATAGCTTTAATCTCTTTATCTGAAAATGTTAACTTATTCATTTGAGATTTAATCTGGCTATTTTCATTTACTAAAAACAGATTAGCTATTTGTACCAACCAATCCTTTGAATTGATGAAGTCTTTATTGACGTAAACAGTAGGAAACATTACAGGCCAAAGCTTAAAGTCTTCCACCATCTGTAAGTATTTCTTTGGAGACTTTGCAGTTTCTATAGATTTCTTAAATTCATCTCTAATTCTTTCTGCACTAATTCCCTCTAAAGAGTTATCAGAAATAATAGCCTCTGCAGTATTCTTTTCTATCTTACCTCCAGTTCTACCAGCAAATCTTAGGGCTCTTAGTTTTCTCAATGGATCTTCCTCAAATCTCTCTTGAGCTCTACCTACAGTTCTAATAGAATTAGATTGAATATCCGCAATACCACCGACTAGGTCTACTACTTCTTTCTTTTCAATATCGTAGAATAAAGCATTGATAGTTAAGTCTCGTCTTAGAACGTCTTTATCAATTGTAGAAAAGTTAACAGCATCTGGTCTTCGACCTTTACCAATATCTTCTCTAAAAGTTGCAATCTCCATACCCTCTTTAAATGAAGGAGTTTTTGCAATTACAACTCCGAATTGAGTTCCTACTTCACCGATAGTATCAATACCACCAGATTTAAGTATTTTTACAACTTCATCTGGTTTAGCATCAGTAGCTAAATCAAAGTCTTTTGGTTTGATACCTAACATTGCATCCCTAACCGCACCACCAACTACATAAAGTTCTCTCTTATTCTTCTTAAAGAGTTTATGTAGATCTTTGACATCACGAGGTATGTTTAGCTTCAATCTCTGTTGAGCTTCTAACAATAAGTTGAATTGTGTGTACGACTTTATCATATTGTATATATTACAGTACTAATATAATCAAAAAATATGACACTAGAAAGAAAAATGGCAATTATTTTGCAAATAAGTACAATTATTTTGGAACAAATCAAAAGTTATCTCTATAACATCCCACATTAAGAAAGAAATGAACGATTATTCGTTAACAACTACAAAGACATTAAGAAAAACCTCCGACTCTATGGAGGCTTACGCTAGCTCTGACAATACTAGAATAGACTAGCATTATTAAATAATTAAATTAACCTAAATTTTAACAAATGAGAAATTTTATTTTAACAATGGCACTAGCTGTATTCACAGTATTCAGTGCAACAGCGCAAAACGCTAAAGGCGACTGGTACGTTGGTACTGGCGATATTGACAATGTGGCATGGACGGAATGGTCTATCTCACCAACAATAGGGTATGCTTTTTCTGATGATTATATGATCGGGATGAGTGTTGCTCAAGCAGATTCGACTGAGGACATGGTCTTCAATCTTAACGGAAGATACTTTTACAAAGGTTTCTTCGGTTACGCAGCTATGAATGATTTTGATTTCGATCAAATGCATTTAGGCGTAGGTAAAATGTTTACTTTTAAAAACGACATGATTTTTGTTGACCCAAAAATTGTATACGACTTAGGAGCAGAAACAACTAACCTAACTCTAGGCTTTGGCTTAAAATTTTAAGCTAAACACTATAGAAAAAACAAGCCCAAGATTCTAGGACCTTGGGCTTTTTTTATGAAACAACTAGCCATCAACCAATATAATAATCAAACAAAAATATATTCTTTATGAAACTACAAATTGATCGAATAGACCAGCATGCTTTAACTGGTTTTATTAACAGGGTAAAACTAATTGATTCTTTTGTCTACATGAAAATTCAAAGTGGACAAATTCATTCAGCAGTTTATTTACCACAGAGAGACGCAGTAAAATCACACTCTATTGCATGTGACCAGATCTTTCAAATTAGCGAATGGCCTGACACAGATTTAGAGATGAAAGTTGCCTTCTTTGAAGGAGCTAAAGTAATTGAAGCTATCAAACATTTTGAAGCAGATGCTATTAAAGGTGAAATTGAATTTATCGAGCAAGAAGGTGAGTTAATTGCTTCTTCTTTGAGAATGTTCAACGATGAGTTAGAGATTACTCTATCTTGTTCAGAACCTTCATTAGGTTTTAAAGACTTAACAGCAGATCAGCAAGCAGCTATCTTTGCAACTGACAATACACAATTCAGCTTTAATATCGATACACATACTATTAATAAAGTTAAGAACCTATTTGGTCTTGACAAAGATGAAACATTTAGCGTTCAAGCGAATGGTAAAGGTGTTAGTGTAAATGGTAAATCATTCAACGCGGTAATCAACCCAGAATCAAATGGACAAGGTGAAGTAACAGTTTACAAAAAGTACTTAAACCTATTAGACAGAGAAGAGCAAACTGTACACGTTGCAGACTCTAAAATTGTTTTCCAATCAACAGAATCAAATACATTACTAACAGTATCTACTTGCCAAACGGCTTAATATGAACGTAACGAAACTCTCTGAGAAACCTATCGATCAACTTAGTAGAGAAGAGGCGGAGCTGCTTGTAGACCACTACAAGCAGTTATCTGCTAAATATACGGCTTATGAACAAGCAGTAAAATTAACTCTTAACTCTATCTACGGTGCATTCGGTAACAAATGGTTTCACTTCTTTAATATCAATATCGCCGAGTCGATAACTAAACAGGGTAAGAATGCTATTCTCTACTCTGAATCTATATTGAATAAGTATTGTCAAGAGTTTTGGCATAAAGACACTAAAGTACACGAGCAGTTCGGCTTAACAGTAAAAGGTAAAGTTGAAAAGCCTGCAGTAATCTATATTGACACTGACTCGTGTTACGTGCAGTTTCAAGATCTTTATGAGACTATCGTTTGGAACGATGAGTCTAAAGCTCTACCTATCGACGAGTTTATTCTAGCATTCTATGCATTTAGACTCAAGGATTACATCACGGCATGTATGAAGAAATATGCAGACTCTAGAAACACAGACAACTTCTTATTCTTTGAATTAGAATCTCTAGCATATAATGGTATTTGGATGTCTAAAAAGAAGTATATTCAAAACATTGCATGGGATGATAAATTGGAAACTACCGATAGACACCCATCACTTAAGAAAGTAAAAACAATCGGCTTTGATACTATCCAATCTTCTACACCAAAATTCGCCCGCGAAAAACTGGTAGAAGCTCTTAGAATTTTATTTAAGTCACAAAAAACTCCCGGTGCTGAAGAACTACAACAATTAGTCACATTCATGAAGAATTCTAAGAAAGAATTTCAACTTGCAAACATCGATGACATCTCATTCAATAGAAGAACTAACAACATTGAGAAGTATATTGTCGACGATCAAATTGAGTTCCAAGTAGGATTAAAATGTCCAGCTAATGTAAAAGCAGCAGGGTATTACAACTATATTCTTAATCAAAATAAAAAGTTTAAGAATAAGTACAAAGTAATCGGTAACGGTGAGAAACTAAAAATCTATAACTGTAAGACTCCAATCTCTGAGGTATTTGCCTATTTACCAGGTGAACATCCTTACGAAATTGCTCCTAAAGTAGATTTCGATACACAGTTTGAAAAGTGTATGATTGACCCACTTAATAGAGTATTAACAGCAATTGGTCTTCAGACCTTAGATACAAACTTAATTTACGCATCAGCATTATTTTAAAATTATGACAATACAAGAAATTAAACAGCTAGTAGAAGACTATCCGAACGATCAGGACCTCGGAGGTAAAGTAAGAGAACTCTACTGGAAAGACTATAAAAATGGAACTTACTCATTCATTTCATCTCAACTTAATCTATTTGATTCAAAAGAGGAGGAAGATAAAAGGGATGATGCAGTTTTAGGCTATGACTAATATAGACAAAAGACCATGGGGCGAGTACGAGGTACTGCTCGATGAAAATAACGTAAAAGTTAAAAAGATTACAGTCCAACCAGGCGGTAGACTGTCATATCAGTATCATAATAAAAGATCTGAAGTTTGGACTATTATTGAAGGTACTGGTGTACTTACGAGAGACGGTGTAACAGAAATTATTTCACCAGGTAATATATTAACTATCCCACAGGGATGTAAACACAGAATTGAGAACACAGGTTCTCAGGCTATCATTTTTATTGAAGTACAAATGGGAAGTTACTTCGGCGAAGATGATATAGTTAGAATAGAAGACGACTATGGAAGGAAAGATTAACATAGAAGACCTGCCTTTAGAACAACAAGAGTACGTGAAAGAATATCAAAGAATTCTACATGGACTTGCAGATGTTCAAGACAGTATTAAAGCTCTAGAAGAAAGAGCTAGAGGATTAACAGAAGAATTAAACACATTAAGAGCCAAAGAGAAGGCTGAGTTCGGTGATGATAATGTTCTCTAAACAAATCATATAATCACCATATAACTAAATAAAATAATAAGACATGGCTAAAAAGAACGTATTTAGTTTTGACGACATAAATAAAGAGCTAAAGGAAATTAATCCATTAGGTTCTGTTATGGAGCATTCAACATTTAGTGAAGTTACAGAATGGATTGACACGGGTAACTATCACTTAAACGCATGTGTCAGTGGTTCACTTTTTAAAGGGTGGCCTAATAACAGATCTTGTTCAATTGCAGGACCATCTGGTACTGGTAAAACATTCTTAATCTTAAACTCTATTGCAAGAGCAATTGACATGGGTTACAATGTTATTTTCTATGATTCAGAAGCTGCAGTAGACAGAGAGTTAATGAAGAAGTTTGGTATTGATACTGAGAAAGTAAATTACCAACCATGTAATACAGTACAAGAATTTAGAACATCAGTTACTTCAATTACTTCTAAAATGCAAGAGGTAAAAAGAAAAGGTGGAGAGCTACCTAAGATTATGATTATCTTAGACTCAGCTGGTAACCTAGCAACAATGAAAGAGATTGAAGATGCTAAGTCTGGTTCTGAGAAATCAGATATGACTAGATCAAAAGTTCTTAAGTCAATCTTTAGAATTATTATGACGCCATTGGCTGACCTAAAAATACCATTCCTATTTACTAACCACACATATCAAACACAGTCATTTATTTCCCAGACTGTAGCAGGTGGTGGTACTGGACCAGAATATGCAGCATCAATTGTTTTATTCTTAGGTAAAGCTCAACTAAAAGAAGGTGGCGAAAAGACTGGTATTGTTGTTACAGCAAAACCAAATAAAAACAGATTTGCAAAACCACATCCAATTAAATTCCACTTACATTTTACTGAAGGTATGAACAGATATGTTGGCTTAGAACAATATATTGATTGGGATGATATTGGTATTGCAAGAGGTGTTGTTGAAAAGAATGGTACAAAGACTCCTAAAGCAACTGCAAGAGGTTGGATCTGTAAACACCTAGATGAAACTGTACCTAACTCAGAATTTTTTACTGAGAAAGTCTTTACCGAGGAAGTACTTCAAAAAATTGAAAAAAGAATTCAGCCACTTTTCAACTATAATACTGAAGCTAGAGAACTTGATATAGACGAACTACTGGAAGAGAATGAAGTTGAATAAAGATAAACTGCCGATCAAGTATATCCTAGGGATAGAAAAAGATCTACCAGATTATCCTACTGCTCTCGATGTTTTACAAGCTGAAGTAAAACTATGTAATCGTAATCCAGATCGATACAAAGGTAGCTTTACCTACCACGCATTGAAAACCTATAGGTTTCCAGACTCAGATCACGCAAGAATTCTAGAGTCTGCTAAAGAACTAGTTACTTTGGGTTTATGTGAACAAACAAATGAAGAGCCTGGTAAAGAGGCTTTTAAAATTTTAATAAACCCATTTGAATGATAGCAGTATTTGACAATTTTATACAGAGCGAAGATTTACTACAAGAAATAAACACTAATTACGATACAATCTTTAGAGACCCAGGAGTCTATAAGTACTATGATGGTTGGTGGAATACTCCAGCTAAGAATACAACACAACGTATAATACAATATGCATGGGGACATGCTTGTCCTATTAACAAGAGTTTTAATATCGACGGCTTTGAGTATTGGACTGGTATACAATCAGCAGCTGATGTTAAAGATGGTTGGACAGATGACTTAAAGCAACACTATGATAAAGATGAAGCTTTCTGGAGAGAAACTGGTGAGATAGTAACTCCTATTATGGGTAGTGTATATTATCCACCTGGACAGAGATTCCAGGGAGGTGACTTAGCGGTTTACACAGACGGTGTAGAATCAACCCCAGAGATAGTTAAAGCAAAACCTAATAGATTTATTATCTTTAGAGCTGGACAAGACATACACACAGTTAAACAAGTCACACAAGGTATTAGACATGCTATCGCAATCAACTTATGGGAAGATGAACCTTATTCTAAACAAAAAGGTATTTTAACCATAGAATAATTAAAAACAATATGCAGTTCGGACAAGACTTTGAAAAGATATTCTTTAGGCTCTCATTAGAAAAGCCAAAATACTTACAGGCAATCAAGTTTAACTTCTATACGTCAGAAGAAATTGATGCTTTAAGTTTTTTAGCTAATAAGTTCTATTCTAAATTTAATGAGACTCCTACGATGGAGAATCTAAAATTATTAGTTCAAAGACATCCAAAGTCTAGAGAAAGAGTAACAGATGAAATCATTGATATTATCTTTGATGTAGATCTGAATAAGTATGACGAAGAATGGTTGACTAATACTGCAGAAGCTTGGATTAAATGGAGAACATTCAATACTTCTCTAACAGATACAATTGAGTTTATTAAAACTACAGATGTTAATCCAGAAAATGTTGAGTCTATTGTTACGAAAGTAAAGGGCTTAATTAATGATAGAAATAATTTAACATTCAATTCAGATCTTGGTCTTGATTTCTTTAACTTTGATTCTCACGACCAGAAAGAAGCTGAGAAAGTTAGTACAGGTTACAACTTCTTAGACAGAATGTTAGGTGGTGGTTATGATAAAGGTGGTAATCTGGTTGTTTATGCTGGTGAGCAGAACATTGGTAAATCAATTTATCTAGCTAATGATGCAGCTAACTTTGTAAAGATGGGTACAAATACTGTAGTTATCACTGCAGAGATGGCAGCACATAAATTCGTAAAAAGAATTGGTTCTAATCTTCTCAATATCAAAATTAACGAATATCCAGAGAAGGCTAAAAATAGAGACCACATTAAAAGAAGGTTAGAAACGGTTGGAGATGGTTTCACTCCACCAGGACAACTTTATGTAAAACAATTCCCAACATCCCAAGCTACAGTCTTAGATATTGAAGCTTATGTTGCACAAATTGAAGAAGAGTTACAGATTAAAGTAGGTGCAGTCGTAATTGACTATATTAATATCCTAGCTAATTATCGTAACCAAAATACGGAGAATACATATATGAAGATCAAGCAAATTGCAGAAGACCTTCGTGCTATGGGTATTCGTAATAATTGGTTGATTGTTACAGCAACTCAAATAAACAGAAACGGCTATAATTCTTCAGATATTTCCATGTCAGACGTTGCAGAATCTGCAGGTCTATCACATACCGCTGACGTAATGTTAGGTATTATTCAAGATGATTTAATGAGAGCTAATCAAGAGTATTGGTTAAAAGTTCTTAAGATCAGAGACGGTGAGGGTAAAGGTAATAAATGTAAATTGAATGTCGACTACAACTTTATGAGACTAGTGGAAACGGATGATATTAGTAATTCCAGTATCCACGGCATTTAAAAATAAAACAAACAAGTATGGCAAATGATAAAATCTTTAATAACAGTTTTGACACACCTGAATTTGAACTAGGTAACATTAGTTTTGATTTAGACCCTTCATTGAGAGAGGAGTTAGACGCAGAGGAGAAGATTCATTACGAGATGATAGCTCGTAAAATTCATGAGTTAATTACAATATCCAGATTCAAAGTATTTAATGAAGTAGATGATTTAGGTAGATGTAATAAACTAAGAAAAACGGACATCAATGAAGTCTATGGTTACATTGTAGATGAAATTGGTAAGAGTTGGTCAAGAATAGATTTATTTAGTGAATTGTGTATCTATTTTGACATTAAGCCAGCAAAATTTTATAGCTCACTTTCTAATGTATATAAGGAAGACCTAATCCAAGAGCTAGACGCAAAAACCGGTATTTTAGAAAAGAAGAACATTAAAAGATTATTTTAGATGATAGAACCTAAAGTTATCAAGCAAGGCGCAAACAGAGTTTGGGTACTTGGGGACTTACATTTTGGTGTAAGAGCTAATTCAGTAGAATGGCTAGAGATACAGAAAGATTTCTTTGAGAGATTGTTTATTCCTACTCTAAAGAAACACGTCCAACCTGGTGATGTGTTAGTTCAAGTAGGTGACACGTTCGATAACAGGCAATCTATTAACATTAAAGTTCTTAACTATGCAGTTGACCTATTCGAAAGACTGGGTCAAATACTGCCATGCTATGTAATCTGTGGTAACCATGATATTTGGGCAAAGAAGTCAAATGACATTTCATCTATTGATAGTTTAAAATGGATCCCGAACGTTCAGGTCTACAAAGAACCTAAGCTACTAAAATGGAATAAAAGAAAGATATTGTTAATGCCATGGAGAAGAGATGCAGAACATGAAGCAGAGACTCTAGCAGAATTCCCACAAGCAGAAATTGTTTTCTGTCATTCAGAAGTGAGAGGTATCTACTTAAATTCAAAAGTAAAGAATGACCATGGAACTGAGACTAATATCTATGACAAATATACAAGAGTTTATTCTGGCCATATTCATTTTAGACAAGAGAAGAATAAACTATTAATGGTAGGAGTGCCGTACCAATTAACTAGATCTGATAGAGATAATCCAAAAGGTTTCGACCTAGTTAATCTAGAAGATATGGAAGAAACATTCTTTGAAAATCATATCTCCCCTAAATTCTTAAGGTATAATATCAAGGCACTTTATGATATGCCACTCGGACAATTTAAAGAACAAATAGATAATAACTTCGTAGACTTATTTGTACCTTCACAAATTGCCACAACTAACGCATTGTCCCAACTAGTAAATGAGATACAACATATTTCAAGAAAGTTAGAGCCAAACATCTATGAGGAAGACTCATATATCGATAAAGATTTCTATGACATAAATGAAATTGAGGAAATGTATAAGAACTATAATATCCTTAATTTATGTAATATGTATGTAGACGGAATGAAACATGATGGTGAATTGTCTCTAAAACTAAAAGGGAAGTTAAAACAGTTGTATACCCAATGTGCATATAACTACGATACCGATAAATAATGAGGATAGACTATATTGAATTCAAAAACTTTGCATCCTACGGAAACCAAAAGCAGAGAATAGATTTTTTAAAAGAAGGTTCCGAGTTATTTCTAACACTAGGTAAAAACGGTGATGGAAAGACCACTATTGCAAATGCAATTATCTATGCATTATATGGAAAAGTAGAAGGTGTTAAATTAGCAGACTTACCTAATCGTATTAATAAAGAACTTCATGTAAAAATAGGACTACAATGTGGTACTATGTTTATCGAAATAGAAAGAGGTATATCACCAAATAAATTTAGTGTTCTAATTAATGGCGTTGAGTTTGATAAAGCTGGTAAGAAATCTGTACAAGAGTATTTAGAAGACGAAGTCTTTGGTATTCCATATCACGTATTTAAGAACATAATTATTCTATCAGTAAATGATTTCAAATCATTCTTAACTATGTCTAATCAAGACAAGAAGCAGATTATCGATAGAATGTTTGGTTTCTCTATTCTTAATGATATGCAGAGACAAATCAAAGATGAGAGAAGAGATATTAAATTTGATATAGATTCTTATGACGCTGAGTTAAATCAAATCATGGACTCAATTCGTTCTGTTAGAGGTAAATTAAATACTCTAATCGAAGAGTCTAATACAGCCAATAAATCTAAGATACAAGAATTAAAAGACCAGTTAGTTACTCTACATGAGACGGTATTAGATATGGACGCTAATCGTAAGAAAGAAGAATCTGCGATGAATAAGTTCAATAAAGAATACAATGAAAAGAGAACTGAAGCTGGAGATATTAAAAGAGAAATTGATTATCTAAATAAGAAGTTAGCATTATATGAAAGCGGTCACTGTCCAACATGTGAAACTAAATTAACTTCTGACTGGCACGTAAAACAAAAAGACCAATTTAGTGAAAAGATTAAAGAAGATACAGAGACTATTAAGTCGATTAAACTTGAAATGGATAGTCTTCAGACTAAGGCTAATGACGCATCTAAAGCAAAACAAGATATAGAAGGTCAGATTAGAGATAATAAGTTTACAATGAAGCAACTTAAAGACGAGTTGTTAAAAATTAAAGATACTCCACAAGGAACTGATTTTGACCATCTAAGAAATCTTATTACAGAGTTTGAAGAAAAAGAAGAAAAGAAATCTGCAAGTAAAGACCAGTTAAATGGTGACTATAACTTTATGGAAATAGTAGAGCAGATCTTAGGTGAAGATGGTGTAAAGAACTTGGCAGTTAAAACTATTCTACCAGGACTTAATACTAATATCGCTGCCATGGCACAAACTATGCACTTACCTTTTCATATTAGATTCGATGAGAAGTTCAATTGTATTATTAATCACTTAGGTGAAGATATTAATCCACTGACACTTTCAACTGGAGAGCGTAAGAAAGCAGACTTTATTGTTATTGTAGCTATTATTAAAATCTTAAAATTAAGATTCCCACAACTAAACTTATTGTTCTTAGATGAGTTATTATCTTCTGTAGACCATGACGGAGTTTACAACATTCTGAAGATTTTAAACCAAGTTATCAAAGAACATAAGATAAATACTTTTGTAATCAATCACTCTGTGTTACCACATGAGATATTCGATAAAAAGATTCAAATATATAGAGAAAATGGGTTTTCTAAATTTACTATCGAAAGTATTGATTAATACAGATATATAATAAAACGAAAAAGATTAAAATTTAACTATGGCATCAGCACAGGCAAATAGAACATTCGGTGTAACTTTCTCCGGTGGCGTAAATGCAGCAATCCTAAACTTTACTACGGCAAAGGGTAGATTACATGCAGCTACAGGTCAAGATATAGTTCACCCAAATAATTACGCTAACGTACAATGGGTCGCAGGTCCATCAGAATCAACTGGAAGTATTATAGCTTACGCAAAATTTAACGCAGAAGGTAATCCTGTTGTAGTTTCTACAATTGGTGACCAAGGTAGTGATGGTACTCCAGGTACTGCTGACGCATATATTGGCTTTAAGAGAGTTTCAAACGACACAGAATTCGTTGCAGCTATCATGTCTATAGCAGCAGCACAAGGTAATCCAAACGATTTCACAGAAAATGTGCCTACAACAGAATCTACTGCAGCTCAAGCTAAGACTTTCGCAGACGCAGATTTACCTTACTGGACAAACTACACAGTTAGTGGTGAAGCTCCAGGTCCAGGTCAAGGTGGCGGTCAAGAGACTTACACCTACTGGAACGTTACAGTATGTGGCGGCGTAGAGGAATTCTTAATGAGAGCTCCTGATGGCACAGTACTTCAAGTCGGTCAAGGATACGATCTATCAGCAGTAATCATATCTAGTGGTGAAGCTCCAGGTAATCACATTGTGATTGCATCTGAAGCTTCTGAAGGTACTCCTATCTTCGCGATTGGATCAGAGCCAAACACATTAGAATGTACAGCATAAGAGTATAATTCAGAGATGTCGAGCTACTCCATCTCATATCGGTAAAGTAATCATACCGGTTGAATTGAAAAAGAATGGCCAATAGAGATATTGGCCATTTTTGTTACAGATAAAGGGTGATATATAACCTATGGCAACATACAATTTAAAATTTAACAAAGACGACTCTGTCATTAGACACATTATTGTCGGACTTCTAGCAGACCTAAATAACAAAATGAGCTTTCATCGTCAGATTAGTAACGACGAGAGAGTAGAGGTAGATATACCTTTCTTTTATGCTGTTGGTGGTGATGAGAATTTTATGAAAGATAATTTTTTATTCTCAAATGTAAATGGTCTAACATGTGACCCTGATGGTGAGTTTGCAGATGGTAACTATGATAAAGTACCAAGAGGTATTGTAAACCTAACGTCGTTTAATGTCGATCCATCTAAGCTAGTTAATAAGAGAAACTTAGGTCAATACTCGATGTTAAATGAACAAGGTCTAATGGAAGGTTTTGTTGCCGAATTTGAGATGGTTCCTGTAGTAATCGGCGTAGACGTAGAAATTTTAGTATCAAGTCAATTAGACTTATTCAAAGTTACTGAGGCTATTGTAAAGAAAATGTACAAGGCTAATTTCTATCACGTAGATGCTGGTCACTTAGAAGAGGGAACATATAGAATATCATCTGAGTATATGATGCCAGATGACTATACACAGGAAAGACCTGTAGAATATAGCTTTGATGATAAACAAAATCATAAAGTAACATTTACTCTAGAGATTAACTCATTCGTACCTTCATTTGACTTTGAAGAAGATACTTATAGAAAATTCACTAGAACTAGTTATGCCAATGCTATATGTGGTGATTATGGAGATCCAAATGGTTTCCTAGATCCTAATATGACTCCTAATGTATATTATGATAGCTTCGAACCAGCTAAATGGGAAGCAAACGGCAGTGAGTGGATAAAAACAGAAGTAGGTAAAGACTGCTCCCACCCAGACGTTATTAATACTTTAGGTCAGAAACAGACCACTGAAACTCAAATTAAGAGAATTAGTAGAAGAAGAAAACAGTCTAATAGAATGTTTACAATTGGTAACTCAGATCTAGTTAATTCTGTAAATACAGAACAACAGCAATCAATGCTTGGAGATAACTATAAAGTTAAAGCCAAGAGGTTCCCATGGGGAGATAACATTGAAGAATAATTTGACTGATATATAGTATAAGAAAACATAAATAATTTGAAATGACAAATTCAATAAACAAAGAAGTAGTATCACCAATTCTAGAGCAAGGACAAGGTTATTTGTTCCATGCTGCAGGTGCAAACTTCAAAGTAACTGGTAGTCACATGGAGCAAGTTGCAGAAACTAATGATGTATTTAATACACTAGTTGCAGCTAATAAAGCTTTTGAAATCACTAACGAAGGTATTTCATTCTTATATGACTACAACAACAAACAAATACTTTCTAAAGTTGAAGAGGGTGCAGTTGAATCTTTCGATAACTTAAATACTTTAACAGAGAAAGAGACTTTCTTACAAGGTCAAGCTAAAGAATTAAGATTATCTGGTCTAAAAGGCCCTGCATTAACTGAAGTCACTAAGGAATTAGTTTCAACTCAAGCTGCAATCGAAGAGGCTAAGGCTTCATCTATTGCTATTAACTTTAGATATGTAAAAGAATCAAACGCATTTTTTGCTGGTAATATCGAAGTAACATTAGGTAACGAAGAGTCTTTAGCTGAAAGATTTTTCAATGTAGGTTACATTAAGTACCAAGACAAAACTCTCTTAGAGATGTTCCAAACTGCAGCTAAAAACTTTGAAGCATTTAAAGTATTAGACTTCTTAACTGAGTCTAAGTCTGATGGTATTACAGTTCTTTCAATGAGAGCAGAGAAAAATGTATATGTATATAGACTAAACGAAGGCACTAAGATTGCTAAATTCAAGAAAATGTTAGCAGACGCTGCAATTGAATTTGTAGCAGAAGAAACTGGTGCTGATGTAACAGAACAATTCTCTGACTTATTAGAAACTGCATCAAGAGTTACTGAAATGAGAAAAGAGAAGATTACACTCTACAAAGAGATGTTATCATTCCTATATGACCAAAGAGGTAAATTAGCAGAAGCAGATAGAAATCTTCCAGATATTAAAGCTGCTGATAATTTAATTGAAACTGAAATCGCTAAGATTACAGAAGATCTTAATGAATTAGAAGATAAATTAGATATTGAAGATGGTTATGTAAATGCTTCATTAAAATCAGAAGTTGATGGTTTACCAGAAGATGCTTCAATTAAAGTTGACGCTGTTGAATTTAATCAAGCAGGTAAGAATGATATTCTAACAGTTTTCTTTGAAGACAGACCATTCAGAGTAGAGAAGTACAAGATTAACATCTCACAAGAAGACAACGTATAATCAATACGTTCACCTTATTATTTAAAGAAAAGCTCATTTCGAAACAAATGGGCTTTTTTTCATATAATTGATAATCAATTAGAATTAAACGTGCCAAGAAAAAAGAATTACTTAAATAATCGGGACTTATACGACCAGATTGTTCTATCTTTAGAAGCAGATAAACTTACTAAAGATGCAGAGAAAATGCTAATACTAATAGCGGAAAGAGCTATTAGAAAATTAGTGTATTTGAATGAAGATGATAAACATGATTGTTTACAATTTGCGATATTAGACCTGTTAAAGTACTGGAGGAATTTTAATCCTAAGTACACTAACGCATTTGCATACTTTACGGAGATTGCAAAGAGAGGGTACGCAAAGGGCTGGAATAAAATTCACCCAACAAAATATAAGAACACAATGTCGATGGATCGTATTAACACGAGAAATGGTGACGGCGATTCTGGTATGTTTAACATCTAATGTCGATAAAGAACTTAAAACCAACTGGAAACTCAGGGTTTGTACAAGGATATTTTACACCAGAAAACCCTGACAGATATATCGGCCCAACGCCGATCATTTATCGTTCCTCTTGGGAAAGAAAGTTTATGATAATGTGCGATACAAAAGATAATGTATTAAAATGGTCAAGTGAACCTGTTGCTATTAAATACAGGTCAACGATGGATAAAAGAGAACACACTTATTATCCTGACTTCTATATGAAAACTAAGGGTGAAGAAGGCCCAGTAGAGTGGTTAGTAGAGATTAAACCAGAAGCACAGATTAAAAAACCTAGACCACCTCTTAAGAAATCACAGAAAGCACTTAAGTCCTATAAATTCTTAGCAGAACAGTATATTAAGAATAGAGATAAATATGCCTATGCTAATGCTTGGTGTGAAAATAGAGGTTGGAGGTTTATTGTTCTAACAGAAAAGACTCTTAAATAATGGGTAAAGTAAGAAAGGACATAAGATTATTAAGTAAAGAAGCTGGCGGAAAGCTAAGAGCTAGAATGGATGCTGAGGCTTGGTTTGAATCTAGTAAGAAAGCTATTAGAGAGAAAGCGGTTAGTGCAGATGGTAGACCATTTGTACCAGGTAAGATTTATGTGTTCAGATACAATAATCCAGTTTCTGCTTATTGGTGGGATAGTAATCCAGTAGTATTGGCTTTAGATCCGCCAAACTCAGCAGGTAACGATATGGGTATTAATCTAAATATGTTGCCTGTCTCAGTAAAAGAAGATTTGTTAGATTTTATATATGACCAATATGAGCAGTATATAAATGGACAAACTAGAGGAAATAAGCTAGAGAATGCAAGAGCACAAGCAGGTTTACCATCATTTAGTTATGATGGTGCAAAAGCATTTCTACAGCGTTATGGTTTTGATTTCGCCATAAGACAATATAAAAGAAATCGTAAAGGTAATCAGGTGATAGTCTCGTATGAGAACTGGGCAAAGATAGTACTCTGTGACTTTATCGAGCTAAATGGCTCGTCAATTGGTAAGATCAGAGCAATGTTCAGAAACCACCTAAATAAATGAGATATATAAAACAGAAATAATAATACATTATGGCAGGTTTTACTGACAAAAGAAACGGACCTTTAAGTTCAAATAGCAGACCATTTAGTCTCTCCAATGCATTGAAGACACTAAGTTCTTTTGGTATGCGCTATGATGACATGGTCTTAAGACAATCACAAGCGATTGGTCCAATGGAAGACCAGTTCGGCTACAACCAAGTAAATGGTATTAATCCATTTGGTCTAGATAACGATGACATCTATGGTGCATTCGCTGCATTATCGATGACAGATATTAATATGAAGAAGAACGTACCGTTCTTTGATATTGATTATCCTGGTAAGAGAGATGAATTAAGAAGATTTTCACTTAATGATGAAGTAGAAGATATTCTAGATATTCTTTGTGATGAGGCTGTTGTATATGATGAGAAGAATTTCTTTGCACAACCATCTATTATGGGACTTGATGTCTCTGATAGCGTTAACAAAGACCTTAACAAATACTTTAGACAGATCTATCACTACTTTGGTTTTAACGGTGAGCAATCAGCATGGTATTTCTTTAGAAAATTCTTAGTAGATGGTTATCTAGCATTTGAGATTATCTACTCACCTGACCAAAAAGAAATTATAGGTTTCAAAGAGTTAGACCCAATTACTCTAATGCCTGGTTTTAATAAAGACGACGGTAAGAAAGTTTGGATCCAGTATAAAGACGAACCTACAAAAGAAAGAGTTCTATATGACTCTCAAATTATTTACATTTCATATTCTTCCCTTTCAACTGCTTCAAGAGTTAGTTACGTTGAGAGACTAGTAAGATCTTTTAACTTACTAAGAATTATGGAACATACCAGAGTGGTATGGGCAGTAACCAACGCTTCATTCAGAATGAAGTTTATTATTCCTGTTGGTGGTAAATCTAAAACAAGAGCAAAACAATCGTTAGCTCAACTAATGAATAACTATAAAGAAGTCGTTGACTTTGACTTCGAGTCTGGTTCATTAACTACAGACGGTAAACCAATGTTACAATTCTCTAAAGAATACTGGTTACCTTCTAAAGACGGTGAGCAACCAGAGATTGAAACTCTTGGTGGTGAAGGACCAGATCTATCAGATACAGAAGCACTCAAGTACTTCTCTGATAAATTAAAAGAGGTTTCAAAAATTCCTTACAACAGATTCTTATATGAAGATGATGGTGGTGACTATGCATTAGCAGGTGATGGTATGGTAAGAGATGAGATTAAGTTTGGTAAATTTATCAAGCGTCTAAGATCAGTCTTCCAAGAGATACTAGTAAAACCACTTTATATTCAAATGTGTCTTAAATACCCAGAGTTTACAGACGATCCACAATTTAAAACTCAGGTAGCTCTAAGGTTTAATGAAGAGAATGTATTTGCAGAATTAAAAGAACAAGAGATTATGCAATTGAGATTAGACTTTATCTCAAGTATGAGAGATTCTCTAATGACAACCAATCAAGAGACTATGGAAGAAGAATACTATTTCGATCAAGAGTACTTAGTTACTAAATATCTGAAATTAACAGACGATGAAATTAGAGCCAACAAAGCCTATAAGGCTAAAGCGGCAAAAGATGATGCAGAAGAACCAGAAGAAGAGGACCCAATGGCACTCTAACCTAGATTCTGTAGAAAAAGAGATATATAAAACATGAAACAAGATTTTAAAATTTTCAGAACCTTTGAAGAGTTCGTTAGTGAAGATGCATTGAAAGCTGGCGAGGACTCAAAGATATATGTTCAAGACTTAACTTTAGACTCAGGTCATACTATAAAATCAGCAGAGATTCTAGGTGCTATTACTGCATCTGCTACTGAGGAAGACTTTAAAGAGTATTTCTTCCAAGAGTATGGTAATGATGCATTTGCTGAAGGTGAGATGGACATTTTAACTGCTTACTTTTTAGATAAATCAGCAGAAGATGCTGAAGAAGAGAAAGAAGCAGAGAAAGATGCAGAAGCAGAGGGCGGTGAAGAAGAAGACCCACTGGCTGACATCTAAAAGATATTAGGATAATTGCATAATACAAGTAGATATATAATAAAAATAGATAAACCATAGATATGGCAAATAAAAACGACTTATTGATTGTCGAAATGTCTTCGTCTCAGTTAACTGGTACAGTTTCTGAGAATAAAGAATACATTCTAGAGGGTATCTTTGGAGAAATTGACTCCAAGAATAAAAATAATCGTATTTATACTGAAGATGAGTATTTACCTCAGATTCAGCAACTACAAGATAAGATTAAATCATCCAAGTTGTTAGGTGAGTTAGACCACCCACAACAATTTGATGTTTCCCTTAAAAATGTTTCTCACATTATCGAAGAACTTTTCTACGACAAGGACAACAAACAAGTAAAAGGTAAAATCAGATTATTAGATACTGATGCAGGTAGACAAGCTAAAGCTCTTGTTGATGCTGGAGTACCTTTACAAATCTCTTCTAGAGCAGCTGGTGCTGTTGAATCAAACGGTAAAGTAAAAATTAAGCAATTATTTACTTATGACCTAGTTGCAGATCCTGGTTTTGCAAATGCAGAGCTAAAAAGAGTTAACGAGTCTTATGGCTTTGACAATGAGTCAGGTCTATGGATCTACGAAATGGACAGTAATACTCCAGAAGTAGAAAAAGAAATTACAGAAACCAATACAGAAACAAATAATAATAAAAACATGGCAGAATTTGTAAAAGCTGAAGATTTCCACAAGTATTCTGAGTACTTAGCAAATGAAATTAAAGGCATAAAAGAGTCTATCGGAGCAAATAGCGAAGATAACACGTTAGAGAACGTAAAGTCTCATAACGACCACATCGTTGAGCGCGTTAATACTCTCTCAGAATATGTTGAGTATTTAGCTGGCAAATTAGACGAGTCAATCCAGTATTCAGAGCACGTTGCTGAGAAAGCAGATCAAGGTATTTCTTACAGCGAATCTATTGCTGAAAAATTAGATCAAGGTATTCAATACTCTGAGCATTTAGCTGAGGCTGTTGGTAAAGTTAAAGACTTTGCTAACTATTTAGCTGAACAGCACAATGAAGGTACTGAAACTTCTAAGAACTTATTATCTTATGTAGAATACTTAAAAGAAAATCTACAGAATGTATCTGAGTATGCAGAGTATATTGCAACTCAAATCAACGAAGGTATGGTAAAAGAGGAAGAAGTTGAAGAAACTGAAGAAGTTGAAGAAACTGACGAAACTCCAGAAGTTACTGAAGAGGAAACTCCAGAAACTAACGAAGAAGAAACTACTAACGAAGAGGAAGTAGAAGAAACTGAAGAAGTTGAGGAAACTGAAGAAGTAGCTGAAGAAGATGAAGCAGGTGAAGGCGCTGAAGAAGTAGTTGAAGACGAAGTCACTGAAGAAGAAGGTGAAGAAGTTGAAGAAACTATGGAAGAGGAAGAAACTACTGAAGAATCTGAAGAAACTAACGAAGAAGACGAAGCTGGCGAAGGTGCTGAAGAAGTTGCTGAAGAAGATGAAGCAGGTGAAGGCGCTGAAGAAGTAGTTGAAGACGAAGTTACTGAAGAAGAAGTCGAAGAAATGCACGACGAAGAAAAAGAAGAAGTCGAAGAAATGCACGACGAAGAAAAAGAAGAAGTAGCTGAAGAAGACGAAGCTGGTGAAGGTGCTGAAGAAGTAGTTGAAGACGAAACTAACGAAGAAGACGAAGCTGGCGAAGGTGCTGAAGAAGTAGTTGAAGACGAAACTAACGAAGAGGAAGAAGCTACTGAAGAATCTGAAGAAACTAACGAAGAGGAAGAAGCTACTGAAGAATCTGAAGAAACTAATGAAGAAGAAACTACTAACGAAGAGGAAGTAGAAGAAACTGAAGAAGTTAAAGAAGAGGAAGAAGAAGTTGAAGAATCTGCTTTAGATACTTACAAGAAAGAAATTTCATCTAAATTAGATGCATTAGTTGAAGCTGCACAAACTAAAGAAAATGAAAACCCATCATTCTTTAAGGTTGTATCTAGCTCAACACAAGAAAAGTACAATGCATTAAACGAAGATGCTAAAACTGAAGTTAGACAAAGAGTTGCTAAAAGAGGTTTTATGACTGAAGGCGAAATCAACGCAATCGTTGAATCTTCTGAAGCAGTTGTAGAAGCTAGAACAGCTGAACCATTCTTTATCACTGCAGCTCCTGCAGAGTACAAAGAGAAGTTCGAAGCTCTAACTGAAGGAAAACAAAATCAAATCAAAGCTCAAGCTAAATACCATACTCTAAATACTGAGTATCAAGTTAGAAACTTCTGGGAAACTAGAGATCTAAGAGAGGTAAAAGTTGACCTAGAAAAATTAGCGGCAGTTAACGAATCAGCAGCGACTGAGAAGAAAGACGAGCCACTATATGATGTGTCTAACTACGCTGAAAGCTTAAAGAAAAGATTTAAAAAGTAAAAGATATATAATTAATCGACGATATAGGAGTAGCGAAGCAGAAAACTCCAAGCAAGTCGAGTTCAGAAATGAACGCTTAAACAAAACCATTAAAAATAAAAAACTGAAAAATGGCAAATTTAATTAACGAAGCTGAAATCAGAAACACATGGTCTCCAATCATTGAAGAGGCTACTGGTATCAACGAAGCTTCAAAGCTAGCTTGGATGTCGGAATACTGCCACAATCACAAGCTTTATGAAGATGCATCTACAATGACTTTAGGTACTGCAGGTAACATCTTTGGTATGGGCCCAACACTTTTTCCAGGTGGTTCAAGTACTGCTCAAGGCGGTGCTGGTGCAAATGGTTCAGGTGACAAAGCTCCAACATTATTACCGTTAGCAATGCAAGTTGCTGCACAAACAATTGGTTTAGACTTAGTACCTGTTGTTCCTATGGCTGGTCCTATGGGATTACTATCTTACCTAGACTTCGTATACGAAGGTGGTAAATTAGCTGGGTCTGAAACTCCAACTTACATCAAAACTGACGAAGCTAAAGCTGGTGGTGACGTTGTAGTTGGTACGTCAAGAATCGATGGTTTCAACATCATCAGAATCGTTGACGCATTAGATGCTAATAACGGTGAAACTAAAATTACTGACAGATACGCTAACGCTGTATTAGTAAAAGCTTTAGAAGATCACATTCCTGGCTTCTCAGGTGCTGATGACGCTGGTAACCCTTATTCAAGAGGTGCTGGTGAGCAAGCAAATGACAAAGTAATGGGATTAAGCTTATTCTCTAAATCAGTTTCTGCTGAAACTTTCCAAGTTGCAGCAGCTGTAACAAGAGAGCAAGTACAAGATCTTAAGCAATTCGGTGTTGACGCTGTTGCTCAAGTAGAAGCAGTATTAACTAACGAGTTAACTCAGTCAATCAACAACCACATCTTAACTAAGATGAGAGCAATCGCTGGTAAAGGTTTAGGAGTTGATAACGCAGGCGTAAACGAAGTTGATATAGCTGTAGCTGCTAACTCTGGTGAAACTAGAGCAGATTCTTACAGAAAGATCTTAACTAACATCTTAGCTGCTGCGAACTTAATCGCACAAAAAGGTAGAAGAGGTGCTGGTAACTTCGCTGTTGTAGGTGGTGCTGTAGCATCAGCTATTCAGTCAATCGCTGGTTTCGTAGCTTACCCAATGGCTAACACTGTTAACCAAGTTGCAGGTTCAATCTATCCTTTAGGTTCTGTTGCTGGTATCAATGTTTACACTGACCCATCAATTGACTTCGCTTCTGCTAAAGTATTAGTAGGTAGAAAAGGTGACGGTAACGGTCCAGGTCTTGTATTCATGCCTTACTTAATGGCTGAATCAGTACAAGCAATCGTTGAAGGTACTATGGCTCCAAAAGTAGCTGTAAAATCTAGATACGCATTGGTTGAAGCTGGTTTCCACCCAACAACTCAATATGAGAAGTTTACACTTAAAGGTTTCGCACTGTAATCTATAGATTCATAGAAACTATATTAAAAGGCCCTCTTTCGAGGGCCTTTTCTTTTTGGCAGACTTTGATAGATATATAATCTATATTAAATAATCAAACCCAAATTATGATTAATACTAACAAAGTTAAATTATTTGAAGAGTTTGCTGCTGGCGAGGTTTCTAACCCAGAACAAAATGTTGCTCCAGCTGCTAAAACTACTTCCGACACTGTTGCAGTCGATAAAGTTGCAGCAGAACCACAGGGCGCAGAATTAAGAGCAGAAATTATTAAAGATGTAGATACTATCCTGAATAATCTAGAAGCTCTATCCACAAGAATACAAGAAAATATCCAAAATTTATCGAAAGACATCAAAGAAGGTGTTGAGGTTGACCCTCTAGTTATCGAGGCTGTACAATCACTAGGTGTAGTTAATGAAGCTGATGAGCCTTCTAAGATTATGGACATTTTATTCTATGCACCAAAGGCAAGAAAAGCAATGGCCAAGGTTAACAAGATTAAGGATAACCAAATAGCGATAGACTTAGCTGCAGATAACTTAGATGGTAGTGATGAAAAGCAAAAGAAAAAGAAAGAAAAGCTACAGGTAAAAGCAAAGAAAGCTAAAGAACAAGCTGATGAGTTAGAGAAGACTATCAGAGATAAATTCGCCGACAGAGGTAAAATCGTTAAGAAAGCTATTACTAAAGTAGATATTGACGGTCAAGCTGAGAGAATTAAGAAGCTAACAGGTATGGAAGATGACCCAAAGAAAAAGAAAGCCCTAGCAGATCAATTCAAAGAAATCAAAACTAAGCAGAAAGAAGAAGAGAAAGCAATCGCTGACATTAATAAACTTTCTGCCGCTGAAAAGAAAAAGTTAGCCGCGAAGCAAAAAGAACTGAAGGCAAAGGATGAAGCTGTAGAAGTTGAAGAAGTTGAAGAAGGTAACGCATTCGGTGCTGCAAGAGCAGAAGCAATTGCAAAAGGTGAAGACAAATTCAAAGTAGGTGACGAAGAGTACGACGTTGAAGGTGTAGACGCTGACGATAAAGAAAATGCAAAAGAGTTTGCAGATGAAGAAGGTATCGAAGTAAAGGAAAAAGAAGAAGCTTCAGTTGAAGAAGAACTTAAAGGTCATGCTAAGAAAATGAAAGAAGACGGTGTTTCTGATGAAGAAATAAAAAAGATGCACCCAGAAGTTTCTGATGAAGATTTAAAAGAAGAAGATGAAGTAGAAGAAACTTCACATCCTGAAGTTCCACATTATCTTTCTGTATCAGAAAAAATGAAAATTATTTTAAAGAGATAAATTCGATTTAGAATTCTTTTTAGCAAGTATTAGAAACTCCTGCCTCTGTTGAAGTAGGAGTTTTTTACATTTCTTACGAAAGTCAACAGAAGATTTTAATATACGACTATCTACCATAGGTGCTTTTAAAGTATCATGATATTCTGGATGTACAAAATTCTCTAAGTCAAAATTCATAAACTTAGCTTTAATGGGTTTTAGACTAATTGCACAATACCAATCAATAGTATGATATGACTTCTTTAAACCTTTCTCAGTTAAAGCTCTATCATTAGCTATATCCCAATAAATTTTAGTAGAAGTTGTAGAATTAGGTCTTTGTGTTTTCAAGACACATTCCATAAACTGGTCATCATCAGACCATTTAGCAAGATTTCTATGAGTTATTAGAAACTTTCTTAAAAATCTAGGTAAATGCTTTAAAATAATACCGTATCGGTTCGCGGGCCAAGGGCCTCCTGTCTTCTCAATTCGTATACTCATATAGTATATTTATCTATGAAACATTTGAGCCATTTGATACTATAACAATTAAACTCATAGTTGTATGCAATCATTAAATCAGCTTTTTACCGAAAAATATCGGCCTAAAAATTTAAAAGAACTAATACTGCCTGATGCAGTAATGAATAAGTTTAAAGACGGACTAGTCCAGAATATGCTGTTTGCGGGCTCACCAGGGACAGGTAAGACTTCTTGTGCTAAAGCCGTTGTCAATCAGTTTGAATTGCCTTATTTGTACATTAACGCGTCCACAGACACATCTGTTGATGTAATTAGAACCAGAATTATTGATTTTTGTTCTACAGTGTCTATCATGGATAAACCTGGTACATTTAAAGTAGTTATTCTCGATGAGGTTGACGGTGTATCAGATCAGTTCTTTAAAGCACTTCGTGCTACAATGGAGCAATTTGCCTCTAATTCCAGGTTTATTGCAACATGTAATTATATTAATAAATTACCAGATCCTATTCTATCAAGATTTGAAGTTATTAACTTTGACTTTGATAAAGAAGAAGAAACAGAGTTAACAAAGAAGTATATTCGTAGAGTATATGAAATTTGTAAGCAAGAAGAGATGTCAATTGAGAAAGATGCTCTTGTAGAGTTTGTTAGACGTAATTTCCCAGATCTAAGAACTACTCTAAATAAACTACAAGGCTATAAGACTCAAGGTACTACTAATATCACAGTACAAGATGTAAAGAGATTTAATTCAGTCTATAAAGATGTATTTGAATTAGTATTTAATGAGACAGATCCAGCTAAGAATTATCAGATGTTAGTAAGCAATTATTCTAATAGAGTAGATGATGTATTACAAACATTGGGTGCAGAGTTTGTTGAATATATACAACAAGAACAATTGCAATCGGTAAAGCATATCCCACAGATCATTATTTCTGTAGCTAAACACCAACAGCAGAGAGTTCATGTAATCGATCCTGTAATTACAATGTTAAGTTGTATTTACGAGATACAAGGTATAATTAAGGCAAATTAAAGCAAAATAAGTGTTAAATAATTTTTCTATGTCAGATATTTTTATTATATTTGTATAGGAAGCATAAACTAAAGATATGAAAGTGGGAAAACATACACTATTAATAGACGGTAACTATTTCGTCTTCAGTAGACTATTCGTACTACCCAAACCTAAACAGGGTAAACTACTAGAAGATGATAAACAAAGAGCGCAGTTCATGCGTAAGTTAGCCATTGACTTTGCATCAGAGATGCGAAAGTTAAAAATGTTTGTAGATGACGTAGTCTTGGCAGTAGACTCCAAATCATGGAGAAAGGACCTATTCCCTGCATCAGACTATAAAGGTACAAGAAAACAAAATCAAACAGTAGACTGGCCATCAGTATATGCAGTCTATGAAGAATTTCAAAAAGTTGTAGCAACTAAAGGTGTTACTGTACATCAAATTCAAGGTGCAGAAGCAGACGATGTTATCTTTGGTTGGTCAACTATGCTAAATGCTAGAGGTAAATCATGTATTGTGTGGACAGGTGACAGAGACTTAATTCAATTAGTCAACTATTCAGATACTAATGATGCTCACACCATTTGGTACTACAATACTAAGAAAACACTTTATGCATATAAAGGTTTCGAGAAAGATATGTCCAGTTCAGCAACAGAAACTATGACAGAAGATGATATGTTATTCAATATGGGTGGTAAGAATATGCTACGTGATAACTATCAGTCAGATATTATGAACTGGGTTACAGCTAATAAGATTAAGATTCAAGAAGTAGATTGTGATGAATTTATCTTCAAGAAAATACTTGTAGGTGATAAATCAGATAATATCCAATCAGTAGTAACATGGCAGAAAGAAATGAAGAATGGTAAACTTAGAAACTATTCTATTACAGATAAAACTGCAGATACTATATGGAAACAATATATCAAAGAATATGATGATTTCACTATTGACTTCTTATTCTCAACAGAAGCTAAAGATATTCTATCAGATATTATTTACAGAGTTGTAGGTCACACTAACACTACTCTAATTAAGACTAATCTTACTACTAACATTGCATTAATGTTATTACACAATAAGACTATTCCAGATCCAATTCAAAAAGCTATCTATGAAGCAATTGAATTAGACTGGGAAGGTGCAATTGAGTCTAAAGAATCTATCATGGAAATGGATAAAATTCTTGAAGGTACTGATTGGTTAGAAGGAGCTAAGAAGGCTAATTTTGCACCAGACCCATTTGCAGGTATGGATGTACCTGATGAACCTAAGAAGTCTCCAATGAAATTAGTAGGTAAGAAGACTAAGAAGACTAAGAAGACTGTAAAGAAAGACCCAACTAAAAAATTATTTTAAATGCTAAGAGATATGACTCTAGATGAACACTTAACTATCGAAGAAATTTTAGCTGAGGCTAACGCCTACGGACTAAAAGCAGAAGTACAAGCAACTGCTAATAAACTTTTGAATGATGGTTATGACTATGAGTCTGCTTATACTATGGCATTCCATGAATGGTGCAAGTAAACTTTAGCACTTAATACCATATAATAAATATGTTAGACGAAACAAAGTTATTTGACTTTGTGAAAATAATGTTCACAAAGCCTGCACAATACAAGAAATTAAAACAACATTCTAAGAAGCGACATCACTTCATGATTAATCGCTTTATGTCAATTAAATATCCTAGTAATGCACAGCTATTCAACATTAATGGTATAAATGGAGGTAACGTAGTAGAATGTTGGTCTGTTGTTGCTTCCAGGTTCAAATCTGTCCCTGGTTGGTTTTATACAAAAACTAAAAAGGCTAAGAAAAATAAGGCTGATAAATATAATCCCAGTGATAGATCTATTGAGATTTATATGGATAAAAACGAAATCGGACAGAGAGAATTTGACGAACTAAAACACTTCGCTAAAGATGCACTCTATTCTGACTTGAAAAAAATTGAAGAACAGATAGAAGTTTATGCAAAAAGCTGAAGACCACTTTTCAGAAGTAATAGATATTACTTTATATAAGTACAACTCAATCGACCTCAAGTTATGGGGTGTAATCATGAGAGACTTTAAGACCAGATCTACTGGTGATAAATCTATGTTAGTCTCAAAAGATAGAATGTTAGAGTACTTACAGGTAGGTTTTAGAGATGATGTCAATAGATTCTCAGCAGTTAGTGATGTTAACATTCACAAAGAGGCTACTTCCATCTATTTTATTTGGCAGATATTTCAAACCATGCCTAATCTTAGATATATTAGAGTAAATCTAAATATGAATTCTAGCTATAATAGAATTGTAAATGTAGACCAGGTTAAAACAATCAAATATGATATTAAAACCTTAAGAGGAAGTATTCGTATGTTCGACCTATTTAATCCACATGAATTACAATTAGCTAATACAATTTTAAGAAAAGCTGGTCTAATTAAAGGTGGTGAGAAATTCAAAACATTTAAACTAAGAGATTTCTTAAACTCGTTAGATTTATTTCAACAAGAGAATAATACAGTAGAAATTCTAGGAGTAACTAACGCATTTATCCATACATTAGAGCACCATGAGTCAGATAACCCTGAAATGCTCTTAATCACCGACTGGGAGTCAGATATATAATAAAAATAATAGACTCATAGTCTTTCAATATGGCGGTAACAAATTTTACAGCAGATGCAATAGGAGATTATTTCTTCGCTAAATTACAAGAGCCTTATGCTAATGTAAATAGAATTACTAACTGGTCAATTTTAGTTGGTGTAAACTCTCCGAATAGCGTGGGTACTTTAACCTTAACTGCTGGTAGTAATGTAATTACTGGTACTAATGTCAATTGGACATTAACACCAGGTAGTCAATTTATTGCTGGTGGTCAGACTTTTCAAGTCCAAACTATTACTGCAGATACAATTACTACAGAATCTAATTCAACATTTACAGGTACTGATGTAAAGTGGTATGAAGTACCAGATGTTGATAATTATTTTACCTATGATTTCAGATGGTCTCAAGAGGGTAGTTCATCTGATGGTGGTCAAATGTCAGAATTAAGACCTCTAAACAATGGCATTGGTCCAAGAGATTTATTAGGTTTAACTTTTGACCCTACAAAACCAGTTTGGATAGATGTAAAAGCAGAAGTATTCAGACTTTCAGCACTACATTCTTTAAGTTTACTTTCAGTTACATTTGAATTAGAAACTGCAAGTGGTCAAGTTCAATCTTGTCCACAATTATGTGGTGACTGTAACGACCCTTATTTACCAGGTTGTACTAATATCGTTATTGATTGTTCAGATCCAATCTATGACCCATATAATTTAAGTAAACCAACTAAAATTTATGAAGAAATCAGTGAATTGGCTGCTAATATGTGGGGTCATAACACTCAATACTTTAGAGTAGAGCCAGATCAAAGATCTAGAGATGTTATCCTTATGGAATACTCACTCTATAATGTGAAAGAACAAGGTAACGTAAAGATTATAGTACCAGATAATGCTCTACCAACTAGAGAATTTACTTATGATATTTTTGGTATGGGCTTTGAAGAATTTGAAATTCATATTACAAAAGGTCAGATGGAACAGGCATTCGGTGAAGGTATTCATCCAAGACCTAGAGACTATATGTACATTCCAATTATGAATAGAATGTATGAGGTTAGTTCAGTAAGTTTTGCAGATGAATTCAATCTGGAAATGACTTATTGGAGATTAATGTTGAAGAAATATGAAGAGCGTAGTTCAAGTATTATCGACACAGATACTGCAGAAGGTCAGGCAATTGATACAGCACTTGATGATTTATATACTGGAGTCGAAGAAGTATTCGGCGAAGAGATTCAAGACGAATATACAAAAACTACAAAACCAGCTCAATATCAAACTGTATTCTCAGAAGTAGCCGATGGTATTAGAGATAGAATTCACAATGCTCTAACTATTTCAGATAAAGAAATTAGAAATAAGTGGACTATTATTGCTAAAAATTCTTATGACTTAGAGTCTGTTAAAGACTTAGGTATTGAGTGTCTATTATACAGAAAGTATTCTAGTCTACCAGTAGATAAAAACCTAGCTATTTCTATGTGGTTTAAACCTAACTTAACTTCTAATACAGCAGAACAAACGTTAATTGATGGAAGACAAGGTAACAAAGGTATTAAGTTGACATTTAACAAGACAGTAATTAAAGCATATATTAATGATACAGTCTTAGAATATCCATGGACAACTCAACCAGTTAATGATAATTGGTATGGTTTAGTCTATAATCTAAACAATAGTTTCATCAATACTGGAGCCTATGTGTATAAATTAAACCCACAGTCTAATGGTTTAAATTCACTACCAGTATCTGATACTCTACAAGAAGTGATGGACGTTACAAATGAAATTCCTTCTGCTTTAGGATGGTCTACAAAGAAACAATGGTCGCTTATGCCAGGTAAATTAGCGCTGACTAATTTTAGATTATTTAAGAAAACTATTGGTAAAGATCAGCATACTAACATTCTACAACAATATGTAGTTAGAGATAATCACTTAGCAGATATTATTGATAATGCAATTCCTTCTATCCAGCTAAGAAGATACAATCAGAACCGATAATGAAAACATATTCAGATCTAGACTGATTTGCTAGATATATAGAATATATTATGATATTATGAGTGAAGAAAATTCAAAGAAAAAGAGAACAATAGCTGAACAAGCAGATGATATTAGAAAGGAGTTAGATGATTTGATAGGGGATAGTCCTCTAGAAGTTGAAAACGACCCTAAAGATTTGCCTATTCAAGCTAGACCAACGGATGTTGCACCAATGGTCAATTATACAGATCTCAAAGCAGGTGCTAGTAAAAAAGCACAAAAGACTATTACAAGTCTAATGAAATTTTATCTGGATGCAGATATTATTGAAAAAGATGAGTATATTAAAGCTAAGAAGCAAATGGATGAGATGACAATGTCTTCTCTCATTTATCAATTACAAGCAGGTGAAAGAGCACTTACAACTCTATTAGAAACTATTGACTCAGGTGAATTAGCACCTAGAATGTTTGAAGTACTAGCAACTCTACAGAAGTCAATGTTAGATATTATTAAATCTCAGACCATGTATTTAATGGCTGCAGAAGAAGGTACTAAAAGAATTGCTAGAGATATAGAAATCTATCAACAAAGACAGAATCAAACTGAAATAGAAGGAGCGGGTGGAGATTCTGGTAATAAAAATATCCAAAGAGGTACAAAAGACTTAATGGCTGCAATTCAAGCAGGTATTCACGGTGCTGATGAGCAGGATATTGAGGATGTTGAGCCAACAGAAGAATAATGGCAGACTACGTAGGAGATAATAAATGGATCCCGAAAGAGGAAGGGCCACAGGCAGCCTCGGAAAGAATTGTTTGGTCCACCAAGCAGATCAATGACTTATTGGTTGCTATGGACCAGGGTTATCGTCCTAAGATTAAGTTACCATTCTACGAGGGTAGACAATTTCTAAAGAAAGGTAATATAGTATTTGAATATACTGATGAGGAAATATCTGAGCTAGCTAGATGCGCCGCTGACATTGTCTACTTTGCAGAGAAATATGCAGTGGTAATGACAGATAATGGTATTCAACAAGTAAAGTTGAGAGATTATCAAGTAGAGATGTTACAGAATCTACAGAATGAGAGATTTAATATCGTTCTAGCATCTCGTCAGATGGGTAAAACAGTTACAGCATCTATTTTCAATGCATGGTATTTAACTTTTAATATGGACAAGAACACTCTGTTACTTGCCAACAAATCTGACTCAACGAAAGAAATTATTGATAAAGCCAAAACAGTTATTGAAAATCTTCCATTCTTTATGAAGCCTGGTATTATTAAATACGATGTCATGAATGTAAGATGTGATAATGGTTGTCGACTAATAGGACAATCAACCACAGCAAAATCTGGTATTGGTTTTACAATTCACAATCTATATCTGGATGAGTTTGCTCACATCCATCCATCAATCGCAGATTCTTTCTACGAGAATGTATATCCTACACTATCCTCGTCGAAAGTCTCAAGAATTACAATTACATCTACACCAAATGGCTTTAATAAATTCTACCAAATTTACTCAGCAGCAGATCGTAAAGATAATGAATATCATCCTATGCGTATCGACTGGTGGCAACATCCTGACAGAGACGAAGCATGGTACGACAGAGAACTCAAAAACTTAGGTTCAATTGAAGCATTCAATAAACAATATGGAAATGAATTCGTTTCTAGTTCAAATCTACTATTAGACCCAGTAGATATGAAGAAGATGAGAAAGCGAATGCAGCCCTATGTTTATCATGACTTTGATGAGTTCGACTATATCTCTATTGACACTAAAGGTTTCTTAGAGTGGGCTCCAGATTTTGATATTGATACCTGTAAAGATAAAGAGAACTTCTGGTTATTTTCAGTAGATATTGCAGAAGGTAACGGTGGTGATGCATCAGTAATTAATGTATTCCAGGTCGATCCAATGAATAAGGACGAAATAAAGAATGTGGTTAATCCTGGTGCGATGTATGATTTCTTTAAATTTACTCAAGTTTGTAGATTTAGATCAAATGAACATGTAATTGAAGATTTCGCAAAAGTACTGTATACTCTATCAGTCGACATATTCTACTCAGAGAACGTGAAAATGATTGTGGAATATAATACTTATGGTACTGTACTATTTAATTATCTAAGACAGATTTTTCCACAGAGAAATGATTTTGATGATGAGATGATAGTAAAGTTTAAACATCGACATGATGGAAGAGCATTAAAGCCAGGTATTAAGCTAAAATCTGACAATAAAGCTATCTTTTGTCAGAACTTTGCGAAATTATATAAGATAAATAGATTAGATTTAACAGATGAGGTTACAGTGACTGAAGCTTCCTTGTTTGGTACCCTGCCAAACGGTAGTTACGGCGCTCAAATGGGCAATGACGACGTGATTATGACTTGTATCACTGCAACCGAGTTTTTTAATACGACAGACTATGCAGATTTTGTAGAAGAGCTCTTAGATTTCATAGATCCAGACATCCATGATGAGATGGAGGCAGTCCTTTACAAGGACAATGACCAGGCTGGAGATTTACAATATGATATTTATGACCTTTTGAAATAAATTTGCAGAAAGACAAGGATATATAATAAAAGAATTAAAAAATAATAACGAACAACTATGGCATTAAGTCCTCAATTATTACAGTTCAAAAGCTCAGGCGTATATCGTCTAGAGTTTGACAAGTCACAAACCGTTAACATTCCTGCGGAAACTATCAGACTAGTTGTAGGTAGATCTATGAAAGGTCCTTACAACACTCCAGTTCTTATAGAAGATGTAGAGCAATTCAAGCAAGTTTTCGGTGGAATAGACAAGTCCTTAGAAAAGAAAAATATGTTCTTCCACAGATCAGCAATTGAAGCTCTATCAAGAGGTCCAATTTTAGCTATTAACATGACTACAGCGTCTGATGATGATAAAGTGAGTATTTTCTCACCAGCAACTAACTCTGCAGTACAAGGTTTATCAGCTAATTCACTTCAAGCATCTGCAATGACTTCTAAGAAGTATTCAGATGTATTTGATACAGATAAATTCTGGGTACCTTCAGATGAGAAGTTATTAAGTGCTGCTGCAGAAGATCAAAATCATGCAATCTCATTTGTTAATATCAAACAAGATCCGATTACAGTTATCATTAGACAAGCTGCAGACGTTAGAGGTTTTGAATTAACAGCAAGAGAATGGTATGGTGAAGCTAACATTCCAGAAGGAATTGACGCAGACGAGTACGTATCAGACTACTTAGTAGATGTATTTGTATTTAAAGGCAAATTCGATGCTGCTGAATTAAACAACGATCCTAACTACGGAGACTTCTTCGACCAGGATGGTTTATTCAGAGCACAATTCGCTCAGTTTGCAGGTTTAAGAGAAGTAACTCTTTTAGCACAATATGATGGTGTATCTTTAATACCAGAATTTATTGATGCTGAAGGTAATCAAATGTACATCGAGACTCTAATTAATATGGAGGCTAGAAGAACAGGTTTATTCTGTGCAGTACAAGAAGATGCACTTCCACAAATCGACCTAATCGGAAATGGCTTTGACATTTACAATGATTACGAAATTTTATCACATAAAGTGAAGCAAGTTGCTTCTGAATCTATTGCAGATTTAACAGCTCAAGGTGGTGTTGTAACAGTAGATAACGATAACAACCAGTTAATAATTAACGGTACTAACCTTTCTGCTGCTATCTTAGCATCAACACACAGTATTAATACCTCTAAATACTTAGAGTCTTATATTGCTGGTGAGTTTGTAGCAATAACTGGAATCGCAGATACAGGTGCAAACCAAGTAACAATCACAGCGGCGGGACAAATTTCAAAAGGATATGAAGCTTATGCAGCAGGTACTGCGGCTGACTTCGTAAACGCTGGTCCAGTTACAATTACTAAATTAGCTAATGGTAACTTGAAACTATCACACGGTCCTGATAACTATAATTCATTAGTAGTAGGTGCATTCTTACTATCAGTTAATGCTGGTGAATTCACACAAATCTCAGATATTACTGTAGACCCTAACGATAATACAGTAGAAATATCTGCAGGTGGTGGTGTTGCATTCAGCGATGACTATGTAGGAGCAAACCAAACTTCATTAGCTGCATTTAGTGCAATTATCCAATCATCTTTCGATGTATGGACTTTACAGCCTAACTCAAGAGCAGTATTATTCCCAACATTAGCAGAAGGTTGGACATTCACAGCAAACGGTGCTGGAATCTTCACTTTCTCTGGTGATTTAAGTGCTGCAGGTACTGTAGCTTGGCCAACTGAAATTAAAGTTGGACAATATGTACCAGGCGATGGAGGTAAACTATCCAGAATTAAGAAGATTGTTAAGTCAGTAGTTGGCGGATCAACTTTCTTCAGATTTGAAACATCAAGAATCGTTTCAAGTAGACCAGGTTATGCACTTAAGAGATATGAAGAATCTGCAGGTGTATACAAAACATTCCCACTAGAAGGTGCAACACAAGGAGACAAGCTAATCGCTGACTTACTTTCTGCAATCAAGCCGGGAACTGGTTTAGGAAACGCACTTATTGACAAAGACAACATTACATTTAGATATGTTGTTGATACATTCGGTTCATTAGAGAACGGTGGATTACTTAACAAAGAAGAATTATCATTCTTATGTAAAGAAAGACAAAATGCTTCAGCAATTCTTAACGCACCAATGGTGAAAGAATTCAAAGCATCTACTAACCCATCATTCTTAAACACTATAACAGGTGCATTCGATGTGAACACAGTGGCAACTGGAGGTAACTTAGAGTTAAACCCATCAGCTCTTTATACATTACCATCGATCAACGAGGGTGCTAACTACGCATTCTACTATGGTCCTGGTCTTAATGTAATTGAGAACGGTAGAACTAAAGTTATTCCACCAGCAGCATACGTATCAAACAACTATATCGATAAATTTTTAGATGCTTTACCATGGTCAATCATCGCAGGCCCAAGAAGAGGTGTTGTAGGTGGAACAGGTGTTCAGTCTCTAGAATTTGCATTTGACAAATTCGACAGAGATGTACTTGAGCCATTCGGTTACAACCCAATCGTATTTGAAAGAGGCGTTGGTTTAACGATCAAAGGTAATAAAACAGCTCAACAAGGAATTCAATCAGCACTTTCTTCTGCTCACGTAAGAGAAGTATTAATTTACATCGAGGATGGTCTAGCTGAAATTCTTAAGAACTATCTGTTCGAGTTTAACAATGCTCAAACTAGATTAGAAATCAAAACTTTAGCTGATAACTTCATGGAATCAGTTAAGAAAGACGGTGGTGTATTCGACTTTAAGAATATCATGGACACTTCAAACAACACGTCTGAAGTAATCGACAACAACATGGGTATTCTTGATACGTTCGTAGAACCAGTTAAAGGTCTTGAGATTCTAGTATCTAGGGTGACTGTATTAAACACAGGTGAGATCGCAACAGGTAACTTTGCATAAGAAAATAACGATATATAAATAAAATAAGAAAAATTAAGATATGGCTTTACCACATTATTCAGAAGACCAAACTAGCAGAAAAGGTAGAAACTTTGAGCCAGTACAAGGTAACCTATTCGAGGTAACTATTTTACCTCCAGCAGGTGTTGGCGGACAAGAGTTCTTACTACAACAAGTTAACACAGTAGCAGGTCTAGACGGATTAGCTCCAGCAGTAGAAGCGATTGGACAGAAATATAAATTTGCAGACAGATCATACGCAGGTATGGCTCCGTCTACAGCAGTAGATCTGACTATCAATTTCTCGCTGAACCTAAACGACTCTAACCAGGCTTACATTTACAAAACATTAAGACAATGGTACAGAGCGGCGTACAACCCTGAAACTGGAGAAATGGGTCTTAAAAAGAATTATGTAGGTACTATTGTTGTTGTACAATTCAACAGAGAAGGTGATATTTACAGAAAAGTAACTCTAGATGATTGTTTCATCACATCAGGTGTAAACTTGGTGGACGGATTAGACTATGCAGATGCAGAGGCTAGAACATTAGAAGTTATTTGGAAGTGTGATACTTACTCTGAAGAATTAACATAAGCGTAAAAGTTTTTAGATAAAAAGGAGGCTGAATTTCAGCCCCCTTTTTTTAAACTCTAAAAACATAATATAATATCCTAATAATAAGAGATTATGAGTGATAAATTAACCAAAAAATTACAAGTCTTACTGACTGAAGACGAAGTTCGAGAAGTAAATCGTGTTATTCTAAATGATGCTTTACAATACGAACAACGTCCTATTTCAGTGAGCGCATTTATTAGACAATTAATAAAAGATGAGCTTAGTAAGAGAAGCATTGACCAAAAATCTTACATAAAACAAAATTTGAAAAACCTAAAAAGTAAATAATATGAGCGACAAGAAAAAGAAACTCAGCGCAGAGGAAGCAAGAATGGCAAAGGCTTTAGCAGCTAAAGATGCTATTAACGATCCTCAAGTAGAATCTACAGATACAGAAGCAACTAATATGGAAGCTGCTGTGGCTGCAGGAGGTTTAGGTAAAGTTAATATGGGTAACTTCGGACCAGATAGAGCACAGTCTTCAGACTCTGCTTTAGGATGGCACGTGTTAGACCTAGAACAATTACCTTCAAAGGCAAAGTTTTATCCAAAAGGAACTGTAATCAAGATTAGATCTGCTAAAGCAGCAGAAATAAGACATTTCTCAACAATGGACGAGAATAACTATATCGATATGGAAGATAAGTTAAACTCAATTGTTGAATCTTGTATGCAGATGACTTCTGAAAAGAAAAGACTTTCCTACAAAGATCTACTTGAAGAGGACAGAATTATAGTCTTACTCGCAGTTAGAGACTTAACTTTCCCAGAACCTGAAAACAAATTAATGTTAAAAGGTAAAACTGATCAGGGTAAAAAGCCAGTTGAAATTGAATTATCAATTAGAAACTTGGTACCTTCAGTTATCGATGAAGAAATAGAAAAGTACTATAACGAGAAAGCTAGAACGTATGTAATTAAGACACGTTCTGCTGGTGAAGTTAGAATGCATCCACCAACAATTGGTGTTATGCAGGAAGTAACTAACTATCTTAGAGATCGTCAGGAGAAAGAAGTTGAGTTCGATAAAGCTTTTATCCAAGTTCTACCTTATGTTCAATCCGACTGGAGATCATTAGGCCTAAACAAAATTTTTCAACTAGAGGTTGACTATAAGGCTTGGGATGAGAAAAAGTTCATGGTAATCTACAGATTAGCTGAAAGAATGAGAATTGGTGTTCAAGCAACACTAGAAACTACCTTAGACGGAGAGAAGGCATCGGCCCCTCTTGAGTTCCCAGGTGGCATCAAAAGTCTTTTCATTATTTCAGATCTCGCTGGAGAATTACTTTAAGACTAAGTTCTACCTGGGCATTCACCTCAGGATGCAACCATCTGAGATTGAAAACATGTATTACTACGAATACTGGTATTATGTGAAGAATCTCTCAGAATACATCAAAGAGAGGAATAAACAATCTAAGGACCAACAAGAACAGGCGAACGAAAAACAGAGTTCAATGAGCTCTAAATACAAAACGCCAAAGATGCCTAAGGTCCCTACAATGAGGACACCTACGTTAAAGATGCCTAAGTTGTAGAGATATATAATATAGTATTAGGGGTATGTTCCTAAAAGCATACCCCTTTATTTTAAAAAATACTGAGGAGTATCTAGTGAATTTTAAGTTTTTAGCAAGTGCATTTGATAAACTAGGAGGTCAAACTGAGCTCTTAGAACAAATCAAAGACAATTCAGATTTAACAGCCGCAGCAATCAACCCTGGTGGTGAGTTATTTGATCGCGTTGAGAGAATGACAGACGCGTTGGAAAAGCTCGAAGAGAATACCAAGGCTGGTAAAGGTGGTTTACAAGAGGCTATAGTTTTAAAACTAGTAGCTCCAACACTTAAACCTATTGGTCTAGGCTTAGGCTTTATTGTAGAAGCATTAGAAAAGGCAGGTCCTGCAGAGGAATTGTCTAAGAAAATGGAAGCAATTACAAAAGGTCTAGTTGTTCTAGGTGATGTAGGTAAATCACTACTCATATTTGCAACTACCATTATTTTAGCTACTCCACTACTCCTCGTGGCAGCGGCAGCTTCTATTATTTGGATCCCAGCAACTATCATGATGATTAGGGGTCTAAATTTCGCTACAGAAGATCTAGACCAGAAAAGATTAGAATCAATTGCTTTATTAGGAGATGTCGGTGTGGCATTACTTAAACTAGCAGGTTCATTAGCCCTAGTAGCTTTATTAGCACTTCCAGCTCTGGTTGGTCTATTAGCAACTACAGTTATATTAGTAGGTATTGCAGGTGTATTTAAAATCTTAGATATGATTGGTGCAGATCCAAAGAAAATGGAAAACTTTGGGGATGCAATTAAAGCACTTGGTATTGGTTTACTTCTATTAGGTGGTACTCTAGCTCTATTGAGTCTTGTCGCTATGCCAGTTCTAAAAGGACTTCTAGTAGCGATGGCAGTTGTAGCAGGTATTGGTCTAACATTCTTCTTATTAGATAAACTAGGAGTAGATAAATCTATGCGTAAGATGGCGCTTAGCTTAATGTTAGTGTCACTATCATTAGTTACATTAGCCGCAGGTTTAATGTTCTTCTCTGTATTAGCTCCACCATTAATGCAATCACTAGAGATTGTAGCAGTCGTTGGTGCCGTGGCATTAGTGTTCGGACTCGCAGGTATGTTCGCATCACAAATTGTAAAAGGCTCACTTGTTATGATACTAGCAGGTGTATCTTTAATTGTGATTGGGATGGGATTAAAGAAAATTGAAGAATCATTCCCTAAAAAAGGTAGATGGGAGTTTATTGGTCAGGTCGGTGCTATTGTAGTTGGATTAGGTGTAGCAATGGCTGCAGCTGGTGCGGCAGCAATGTTTATCGCTCCAGGTGCTGGTGTAATGATTTTAGCAGGTGGTGCGTTAATTGCAATAGGCTTAGGTCTAAAAGCAATCGCATCAGTAGACTTTAAAGAATTAGGTTCATTATCTAACGGTAAAGGTGGTAAAGCATTCGATTGGTCTGGTGAAGTCAGTGAAGGTTTCCTAGGTTTTGGTGCTGGTCGTAAGAAGACTAACTTTGAAGTTGCAATGGAAAGCGTTGCAGCAGGTATGGCATTAGGACCTCTATCTATAGCTGGTATTCTAGCTGGTGCACCAACTCTTCTCTTAGCTTCCGCAGCATTAATTGGTATTGGAAAAGGTCTAAGAACATTTAAAGAAGTTGTTGCAGAAGCAGACCTACCTAAATTATCAGAGAATGTTGATTTTATTGTATCAGGTTTAGCAGATACATTTGCTAAAGTAGGTGAGAAATATCCAGGTGGAGGTGGTGGTATTATGTCAGCACTATTTGGTTCTGGTAGTGATACTTCAGTTGTAGCTCAAGGTATATCTGCTGTTGGCGGTATGGGTAGAGCTCTAAAAGGTATTGCAAAAGGTGTACAAGCAATGGCGAACTTAAAGTTCCCAACTGGTTTTGATAAAGATGGTAACCCAACTGGGTTTGAGACTATCAATCTAACAACCGCTGTACCAGCCTTAATTGCTAATACACAATTAATTGTTACAGGTTTAAGTAAGACATTTGCAGAAGTAGGAGAATCAGATGCTGCTCAAGGTAGCTCATGGTTTACTTCATCATCTTATGAGAAAGGTATTAAAGTTGTTAAGAAAATGGGTGAACCCCTGTATAACTTAGCAAATGGAGTACAGAATATGGCGAACTTAAAGTTCCCAGTAGGTTATGATAAAGACGGTAATCCAACTGGTTTTAAATCTATTGGTAATGTAGGTTCGTTAGTTAAAAAATTAACTAAGAATACAAAGGCTATCATTATTGGTTTAGCTGGTGTATTTGAACAAGTAGGTAAATCAGAAGCTGCTGATAGTGGTGGATGGTTTAGTAAATCTAACTTTGAGAAAGGTATTGAAGTTGCACAACAATTAGCAGAACCTTATTCTGCGTTAGCCGATGCTGTAGAAGATGTAACTAAGATTACAAGCTCTGTTGGTGCTGCAGAAGAAGTTAAAGCTAAAGTAACTGCTATGATTTCTGCAATTACAGATGCTGGTGGTGATGGTACTTTAATGATGGGTAAGACCATGTTAATCTCTATGATAGGTTCAACTTATGAGAAATTAGGTATTGCAATTCCAAAAATCATAAGTTCTATTGCAAACTTCACTGTAGATAAAGCAAAAGCATTTGCTTCTATTTTCGGTGGTGAATCTCCTGCAGAATTATTTGAATCTAAAACTCAATTCTTAAAAGGACTTTCAGTTTCATATCTGAGAATGGCAATGGCTATTCCGTTAATTGTAGGTTCTATTAATTCAGTTCAAGCAGAACAACTAGAAGCATTTACTGCTGTTTATGGTGGTAAGATGACTGACGTCGAGATGATGTCTTCTAGAGAAAGTCTATTCGTAGCAATCGGAGATTCTTATGAGAAAGTAGGTAGAGCTGTACCTTCAATTACTTCAGCAATTTCAAGTATTAATCCAGAACAAGTTGATTCATTTAAAGGTCTACTTGTTGGTAGAGTTAGTATGCTTAGACCAGTTGCAGGTTACGAAGCTCAGACTGCACTTTGGGATGCAATCGGTACGAATATGGGTGCAACTGCTTCCGCATTCCCACAAATCTCTGAGAGTATTAATAGCATGGATCTGGCTAAGTTAACTGAAACTCGTCAGATGTTTGAAGCTCTTGCAGTTCTAGCAGAAGGTGGAGAAGATCCAGAAGATATTCTAGAAGCAATGGGTGAATCTTTATCTACTGCTTTAGAAAATCTAACTGAAATGATTGAGTCGTTTAGAACTACTGTAGAAACTGGTAACGCTGAAACAGGTGGTGTACTTGAAGGTGTTGCATCGACGGTCGGTGGAGCAGTTGGAGCATTTAGAGACGCAGTTACTGGTGGTGGCGGAGATAATACTCAAGTTGTAGCGGCAATTAATTCTCTTAAAAAGCAATTGGCTAATAAGGGAGTTAAGATTACTGGAATAATTAATTAAGAAACTATTCTTACTAGTATGGTATAACTCATAAATTATATTTTATGATTACATCAACCATTTGCCAATATGATAGCTCAACTTTAACATCAGCTGCATATAACTTTAAACATAAAACTTTAACTGTACATTTTAATCATGCAAGCTACTTGTATCATGATGTTGATGTACAAGATTGGCATTCTTTTAATAATGCTGAATCTCAAGGTAAAGCTCTGAATGAATTTATTAAGGGTAAATATGAGTACCATAAAGTAAACGAAACAATCAACCATCCAACAGGATATGATTAAGAAAGTAATTAAGAGAATAAAGAAATGGCATGCCTACTGGGTGTGGATAGAAGAGCAGAGAATGAAAGCTGCAGAATATACAGGTAGTGCCGGACCATTATTATGAAACTATTCAGAAGAAGTACAAAGCGTAGAAAATTATTCGGTATATGTGGAGGTTTAGCAGAATACACTAACACAGATCCATTGTTATGGAGGTTCATGGCTATAATCTTATTCTTTATACCTTATGTTCCAGTAGTAGTACTCTACATAATTCTAACATTTTTAACAGAAGAAGATGGCATTCAATAATCTTAAATTTACAAAACATAGAAACGGCTCAGGTTATCAGTCACTACACAAGTTTGATAATGGTTACACTCTATCAGTAGTATGTGGCGAGTATTATTATTGTACTCCTAAATTAAGTTTACCAGAAGCTAATAGATATTCTAGTTTCGAGATTGCAGTTTTAGATAAAGAAGATAATTTCTGTACAAAAGACTTTGTTAAAGTTGAAGACCAAGTTGCAGGTTGGATTAGCAGAGAAAAAATCACAGAAGTTATGGAACAAATTGAAAAGCTACCAGTATAAAGCACAAACATTTAAACTATGACAAAGGCAAAGATTGTACAGAGGTTATTAGATAAAAAGCATATCAATGCAGAAGAGGCTGTTATCTTGTTAAAAGAAGAAACTACAACCTACCCTTATTGGACAACCAACCCTTATTTTCCAGAAGGTCCTACTCCAGACCATACTCCCCCTCCAGTCTGGTTTCAGAATTCTACACTAGACAAATAATTCTATAACATAATTTTAATGAATAAGTCGAGCAAGCCTTTCGAGGCCCAAGACGACGACATTAACCGTCGTAAGAAGCTTCAGTTCAAAAAGAAGAAGATGAAGCAGAGAGAACCTAAGTTTAACTACAAGGACATTCGTTCAATTGAAGACATCGATGATTACGAATAAACCCAATACAAATAACGACCATATCTATTGGGAAGACAGTTGGAATTTGTGTGAAACAAATGATGCAAAAGAGCTATAATAATTAAATCAGTTATTATGCCAGAGTTAGCGGAACTCAAATTCACATCAGACTACGTCAATCAAGTATCGGAAGGTATGACTTATATTGGAGTTAAAAAGAACCCCATTCATAAGTGTGAAGATATTGACCAAGAGTATTTCAACAATCAAGAATTTACTATTACTTCAGAATCTAGAGGTAAAGAGATGATTCTTACTATGGAAAGAAACCAGGTACAAATGCCTATTCAATTTACGATGGGTATGACTGGTCATTTCAAAGTTACAAATACTGGCCAAGAGCCAAAACACACTCACCTATTTTTCTACAGATCAGATGGTACTACACTTTGTTTTGTAGATGTTAGACGTTTCGGTAAGTGGAAAGTAGCTCAAGCTTGGAATACTAAGAGAGGACCAGATCCAACGACAGAATACAAAGCATTCTGGGACAATGTGATGACTAACTTGACAAAACTGAAGAAACCACTCTATGAAATGTTGATGGACCAAAAATACTTCAACGGTATTGGTAACTATCTAAGAGCAGAAATAATTTTTAGAGCAGGTGACGTTGACCCATTTCTTCCAGCAGGAATGCAGTTCGCTAAATATCCAAAACTATTAGACCTATGTAGAGATATTCCACTTCTAGCCTATGCAAAAGGTGGTGGTGCAATCAAAGACTGGGATAATCC